GTCTGAGAATGAATGCACAATGTCGGGTACATCAATCCCCAAACAAATAGTATTCCATTGAGTACCTGTTTGGGTTTTAAACCTGTTCAGGGTACGGATGAATGAATCACAGACAGAGGAATGCCCCTCGGTGATCATTAGGATGTCAGCACGATCACCAACATCTGCTGTGGATACAGCATGCTGTATAACTGAGTTGAAGCTAGTACCTCCGCCAAGGTGCCAAGTCCCTACAAAGTCAAGCAACTCCTTGTTGTTCTTTCTGCCGGAAGATAATGTTACGGAATCCAAAACCCTGGTGTCAAATAAATGTATCTGAACTTCTCTATTCTCTTTTAGAGCATCCTCTGCAATAACAAAGCTGATTGCTTTGCTCCAGATTTCGTACGCTCCGCTCATTGAACCGGATACATCAACGTACATAACAATGGGACCTTTGCCTAAGTTCTTTTGATGTGCTGTGTAATCTTTAGTCAAAAGAGTCTTTTGGGAATATTTAAGTGCAAATAAAGCACGTCCGTTAGGTGAGCTAGCTAGTGCCAACTCGACCGGATAAGCACGGGTTATATCATCAGAAAATACTGCACCGTTAATAGATTCGTAGCTTGCTTTTACTTTCTTTGCTCGCTTGCGTTCACGCCATACTCTCCTAAGTGCTCCTAGCTGTTTAGCTATAGCTTTTAATTTAGCGTTAGTTGCAAGTTTCTTGGCTAAATCTTTTTTTTCCTGCAAATCAATACCGTGGGATCCTTCGCCTGCAGATATGCCCCACAGATCTGACAGAGCATTTCGTTGCTGTCAGAATCTTTATTTGTTTTGTCTACGATATTGCTGGCTTGTGCTCCAATCTTATCCTTAACCTCAGCCACAGCATCTTCTATCGCTTGGCCTAGTTGCTTTCCCTTCGTACGAGCTTCCTCTGCCGCAGCTTTGTCACCTTTAGCGGTAGCTTCTTGATACTGTTTGCGAAACTCTTCTAGTTGTTCCCCTGCTTGTATAAGCAGTTCTACATCAAACTGTTGTTGTTCGATAAGCTTCTCTATAACCTCAGACAGTTGATTGAGAATATTTACAGCATTGTTACCTGCGTTAAATTGATTACCTACACTCCTTCCCAGGAGCTGGGGCCACGCTGCTGCCGCACTAAGGTCATTCCTTATGGCCCACCACAACGCATGTTCTGGTTTATATCCGCGTGGAAAACTAACTTGTTCCCCGTTCTGTTTTGCCCGAAAGTAATCTTCGTAATCATCTGGAGATATCAACCATGTCACCATGTCGCCTTGGTAAAGACGCTCAAAAACTTCCTTGCCAAAGCGACTTAGCTGAACCACGTTGTAATGATCCATCAAATACGTAACGCTAGGTCTTGCGTCTCTGATGAAATCTTCCCACAAGAAATCTGTTAGAGCAGAACAAGCAAGAGTTAGTGGTTCGTTCTTGGATAACCGAATGAATTCTGTGTGTTTGGTTAAGTTCATGTTTGTTTTTTAGAACGAGTGATTACTTTATCTAAGTCAATTAGCAAATTGACCAGCTGGTCATAAGCACTTGGCGGTTGAATCTCCTCCGCAGCATCTATAAAGTCTGAGAGTCGCTTTCGGATTAAAGCGAGGTCTTCGGGTTTGACTGACATGTGATCTTGAAGAGACATCCCAGCTTACTTGGAGAAGTCGCTTATGGCGACTGCAAGTGTGTCCGTGTAACTCTGTAGCTGTTGGTGCAGCTTCATGCCAACTTGGCGGACGGGTAGTGTCATACGGTAGTTACCACTGTCTAGCATCTCGCTGGTTTTGTCTCGCAGAACTTGAATATCCCTGTGGAATGCACGATACTGAACAACCAGTTCATTCAGTTCGGAAAGGGCGCGTGACTGAGCTTTATGTGCGTACGCTTGATACTGAGTCATAACACCTGATGCAGCTCGTTTTACGTCACTAAACATTTTTTCCGCCGTGGGCACAGCTTGCTCTAGGACTTCTTTAATCACATCTTGATCCTCTTGTGTTCTGTACACAATATGAATTAAAGAATCGTGCATGTGTTCGGGGTACAGCTCTTCGCTTCCTTGAACTAAAGCCCAAGCACGAAGAAACTTAAGTATCTGAACACGACGACGATCACTGATTGTGATCCCTCGGGCAGCCAACAAATCCCACAACTCACCGTATTTACCTAAGAACTCCTCAGACACAGGCAGTGTGGCTGCTTCCTGTTGTAGTTGTTCTAGTTGTTTAAGGGTTATGTGCTTACCTACTGTTGGTCGCTGTGTAATCCCAAGAGCCCACGAATCAAGGATCCGTTTCGATACTGGTTTTTTAAGAAACTCCACCGTGGGTCTGAACAGAAATCGATCAGCGAATGCTTGTAAAGATTCTTCGTCAGGCCAGGAGTTTGTAGCAGCGACAATAGATTGAATCGGAGTGTTGATGACCTCTTTGCCATTGTTAAATGTGCGTTCGTTTAACAGAGTAAGAAGCGAGTTGAGGATTGCAGAAGACCCCCGGAACAACTCGTCTGTAAATGCAATGTGTGCATTAGGAAGATACCCTACAACATCCCGTGTGTACTCATCGTTAAGCAGCTTAGATACAGCAACCGGACCGAAGATCTCGGAAGGATCTGTCGTAGGAGTTAAAAGGTAACCAAAGTAGTTAGCGTCGGAAATACCACTGCATATGTTGCGCACCAGGTCGGATTTACCTGTGCCTGGCTCTCCGAGGAGAAAAGCATTCTGTTTGCTGATCAGCGTAGCTAGCAGCCCATCGATAATAGATGTTCTTTCCAGCGTAGCTTCGTTAAGAGATGCTCGAAAAGATTGAAGTGCAGTAACAAGTTTGTTGTCCATGATGTTAATGTAGTTGTTTGAGTACTATAGTAAATTGTGCGGAGGTTCGCAGTCCGAAAAGCAAAGACTTACAAAATGTAAGTCTTTAATACTTTGTCCAATGGGGTTAAATTAATTTGATTCTCAGGGACAGAATTGTTAAATATTTTATTATGTTCTTTGTCGTATAACTGTTTGTATTTATTTGTCAGTTGTTCACGTTCTTCGCAATAGTTTTGTCTTATTTTTTCAATAGCAGACACATATTTATCATGAAGATCTTCATTGAACTTTTTAAAGTTGTCAATGCAACCTTCACTTTTGGCTTTCCACTCTGTAGAACGGTTTATATGTTTTGAATACTGAATACCGTCCTCGTCGTGTCCTATATCTATTGTTAACTCTTCTAAACTTTGTGTCCAACAGTATGAATTAATTTTTGTTATGTTAAACTCCAAAGGAAATTTTTTATAATATGTAGTCCATATTATAGACTTATCCTTTGCTGGTTCTTCTAATTCTTTAATTATTTTGTTAACTACAACAGCTATATCTGAATCTTCCGTTCTAGATACTTCATGCACTATGTCACTCTTAAATTGAGCCAAAAAACTTTCCACACGAAATACCCCAACGCTACTATTAGAGCCACATAAATAACGTATTTCTATTGTTTTAGGTGTTACTAAATTTGGTATGTTAAGCGGAATTGTTTGAAAAATTCGATTGATTTTAGTGCGAGCCATAAAATTGTTTTGCAGTTTTGCGTGGGAATAAAGTTTTGACGGGAACTACTTTACATTCATGTGTTAATTGATTTAAACATAAAAATAACCGATGAATCGCAGTATCAAAACAAACAAAAGTTACTGCTTGTTCAATATCGGTTGTGTACTCCTCAATGTCTTTAAGATAACCTGCATCAGACTGTATTGCATATAAAGTTATGGTCATTAAAAGTCAACCTCCTTTAGTTGTTCTTCTTCAACATGTGTAAAGGTACTATCACCATTAAGAGCGTCAAACAACTCACGTCGCTGAGCAATTATCTTGTTAATATGTTTAGAACGTTGAGTGTAAATATCAAGTTCTATGTTAGCATCGGCTATTACTTTCTCTAATACACTAACTGTCTCCGCAGTTTTTAACTGTTCGCACAAAGTCTTATAGTTATTTGACAAAGCTAAAGACTTTTGCAAAGTTTCAAGTCCTTTAGAAGAATCCCGCATAGATACAATTGACTCAAGCTCTAAACGAATATCACTCTGCACTTGCTGAAACATCTGACAACCCTCTTCGCGCACTGTTCTGTTTATTGCCTGAATAGACTCACCAGCTTTAAGTAATTTTTCAGCCAATGTTGCCAAATTATCAAAACCTGGCACAGAATCGCTAATCAACTTTAATCTTTGAGCGGTAATCTGCCACGAACCACGTTTCTTGTCTCCACCAGTTTGTTGACGACCGATCTTTGTCGCAGTCCGCACATCCAAATCATCTAATAATTCAGCACTCATAAACAGTGCTTTATCTGCTGCGTTAGCGTGCGCTGCCTCGATAACTTCCTTAGTGTTAATAAGATTTTCGTGAGCAATTAAAGATTCAATGTCCCCTTCAATCGGTTCTGTAACAGTTTCAAGTGAAACAGGTAATGGACCAACAACGTGAACCCTGATGGGGTTTCGATATTCTTGCCGCGTGGGAAACACCTTTAAATAAGCTTCGCGGGCCAGAGAATATTCTGTCTCATCAGAAAACAATGGGTGCAAGAAACCTTCGACTGTTTCACACCATTTGCTGTGCTCTTCCTCCCAGAGTTCAAATAGTTTTGCGTTAGAAACTGTAGCCTGGGCACGAATAAACTTAATGAGGTTGTTGGCTTCCTCAAAATAATTTGAAGTTACAAAATGATTGTCGCCAAAGTGCAAACAATAACTGTCGTATAGTTCCCGTTGCATGACACGCAACGCATCAAGTTCAGCCTTAAGAGCATTAGACAGGTTTGGACGCAAAGAAACAGTGTTGTTCTTCTCCAAAGTGTCTACAACTGATGCAGGCAATTTAAGATCGTTAAATTTGACCTGGATTGATTGCCTAACGTTGGCAGAGATAGAACAAGAAAGCAAATAAGAATTCATGGTTAGTTAAATGAATTGAACTAGTTAACAAAGAGAAATGGTCGCCCTACGTAAGACGACCACTGGATCCCACGGAAGTGTATCACAGTCAGCACCCTGGACCATACATCACCGGGTTTCTACAGATTTGGGCTTCTTGATGCATCTGGGGCTTGTGCTTCAAACCCGCAGATGTTGCTATAAGGAGAAGTCCAGTCAAGATCAAGAAAAAAGGATACGGGCTTGTCATTTTAAACGGGTGAAAGCAAGGGAAATTTTATCAGTAACCATATCTACGTTACCGGTTATTGCTAGTTGTTCGACAAGCTTCTTGCGCTCGACCTTAGCAACTTTAAGTTGCTGCTCAAGCTTAAAGATCTTTTCGTCAATCTTATCGATCTTGTTGTGCGCCGTGGGGATACGGGTGACCCGTACAATTATGTTCGTTTCAACCTCAGGAAACTTAAAAGCAGAATCCTTGCCGCTGAACACAGACAGATCAAAGTTGTGTGCGCTAGCCACGGTAATGTCAGTCTGTAGCTTGTCTTTGGTGATCTCAAACGGAGCACCAAAAGCTTCGTTACAGGCTGTTAGAGCATTGTCGCACTCATTCCAAGCCGTAGCTGCTGCCCGACCTTCCTGAACTAGACGCTGAAAGTTGATTGTTGCCATGTGATTTGATGTTGAAGGGAACAGATGCCTCCACGGGAGGCAAAGACAATGAGGGGAATCGAACCCCTACCCCTAAAGCCAATGGCTTAGGAGCCCCAAGCATTGCCGCTAAAGGTGCAGCAGAGTTAGACCGCATAACAGCAGAAACAGACTGAGCACAAGACTAGAGGTGAACAGAGCGTACCAACCGAGAATATAGTACGTTAAACCAAGAGCCCTAGTTATCTTTACAGAAATATACATGGGGCCTCAGCGAGCAGGGTAGACAGTTACAGATTCGGGCAACAGGTTGAAGTCCATTAACGCTTTGTGTTTGGCTTGTTCAGCCGTTGTAGCAGGTATTCGACACTTAAAGCGCCAAGAACCTTTATCTTTGGCAAATACATCAAACTGAGTCGTAGTCTGGGTTTGTTGTTCTTGAGGCACGGAAATCCGAGGGATCACTGGATAATCATAGCGCAAAGGAGAAAGGCACACAACGCACAGAAGGAGAGGGTTTCCTGGTCGTACTATAGTTTTAAACCTCTTTTTCTACTAATAAATCCTAGTCCGATTTGCGGATCTTTAGAAAACTATACATGTTTTAGACCCTAAAGTGTATTTAATTGCATTTAAAGTCGCCGCGTGGCACACCTTACGACTGTGTTAATAGTAATACTAATTTAATTTTTTGTATAAGTTAAATAACCCAATTTGTACGCAATTTGCGACTCAATTTGACGTTAACGATACTTTTTAAAAACTAACGCGCCACCGCGTGGGTCCACGGAGTAAGAAGTACCAATGTTTGAATTTTATAAAGCTGATCATTGATTTAGGTTTAGGTCACTAGGACCGTGAAGAAGTTTTGTAGAGATGCAATATTTAACTTTACCAGTCACACCGGAAACGGTGATTACTTGGTTTAGCGTTGTGTCGCAGTTTTTGGACACGTGAATGTTGATCAAATTTTGAAGAATCAGTGTTAATCCAAAACCAAGTAAAGTACCGCAAACAATGGCGGCACTAGCTGAAGTAGGGTGATTCATTTGCAAAAAGTGTAGGGATTTGTAATTGTTAGTTCTTAGCTTGTTGTAAGCAAGTACTATCATCTTCTATTAAACGCAAAATACTATAAACGTCGTTACAATTTGGGTCAAACGAAGCATAATTACGTATTTGACTGACTCGATTTGTGTGATGGTGGCAAATGTCTAACTTAATTTTCTCAGCTTTAGCGCACGACACAAACAACGGGAAGTCATCATCTTCCTCTAGATAAATAGTCTTACCTCGTTGATAACTGAAATTGCTTATATCTGCAAAATGAATCTTCATAATTTCTATAGCTTTGTGTCGTTTAATTGCGGCCCAGCTGTGGCCGGGATCCGCATAAACGTTGACTGTGAGTTTCATGGTTAGAATTCAGATACTTGGGTTGATGTTGTGAAGGCTGACGATTTACTTAATGGAGTAATATCAGCCATGCTGGCTGGGCAAGGTGACTCTTTTTCGTCACCCGTATTAAATAATAAATCTTATCCTAATTTTGATTCTGGCTCGTATTCTGATGTTGACGCTTCCTTAAACTTCCTTGGGCAACATTTACCCGATCAAACAATTAAGTTATTAAAGAAGTTATCTGATGAGGGTAAAGACCCTTGGAAAGGTTGGATTGTTAATTAACTGGTAAAGTTGTGCAGCTTAATACTGCACCGTCGCAACTTAAAGCTAATCCATCTGCAAACCCAGCAGCATACCTTTCTAAATCTTTAGTTGTAGGGAAATGTCGAACAATTGTTTTACTAAATTGTTCGCCATCGTTTGACTCAAAGTCCACGGTTACTACGTACTTAGTTAAAGTCATCAAATTGCTCCATGTTGATCAGGAAGGACTTGTCTAGTTTGTTGAGTTGGATCCAACTGTTACATAAAGTGGCGTTAAATTTGTAGTAGGTTGGTAAATCAAACCCTCTTAAAGTTGCGACTTTGGTTATGTCACATAGGGTTGGGCGATCTTCATAAACTGAACATTTGTTATCTACAAGTTTTTCACACACACCCGCGTGGGTTACATACGGAAACTCATCGATCAGTTGTTTAGTTAAGGGGTCTTCTACTTTGTCCTTATTGTCTAGTATGTCTCCGACCATAGTGCAACATAAGCCGCACGATGTGCAAGGAAACTTAATACTTGAGTCTTGATTTGTAGACATTTAAATTACTGCGAGTGATGGTTGCTTAGTCTTGTAAGAGTAGCCAGCATGTTTGCCAGCTTTGCGACGTGCTCTAATAGCGGCCCCGGCAATACTATTAGCTGGCTGTGTTCCATGTACTAGGAGAGCGAATGACTTTGAACCAAAGCAGTGGCTATCGTCATGATCAACCTCTAAGTTACGTTCCGCAGCTTCATCTTCAGTGTTTACAACATAAGCCACCCGTGGGAATAGACTTTCAAGATGTTCATCCCAGCCACCGTGCGAAGCTGTTACAAAGAAGTTATCAGGCAATTGCATCAGGCTGTTGTCAAAGACAAACAGCTTTAACGACTTTGTGTAAGCGTAAAACTTTATAGTTGGGTAGTGTTCGATTACGTTAAGCCACATTTGTAAGTATGCGACGCTGAAGAAGTCACCGCTAGGGTGGATTCTAAACTTATCGATTGACTTAGTTAACTTATTGTCGATGCTTGCCTTTAGTAAATCGCATGCACTATGTACAGTACCAGATTGGAATGCGTCTGTTATTGTGTATAAATTGTGCATCCTAGACTTTTGTACGTTAGGGTACTGCACTTCATTTGAAGCGGCAAAACATCTAAAGACAGTGTGTTCGCCGTCTTGAATCTTGCCGCTCGGACCAACCCAAGCCTTGCAATCTTTAGCCCCTGGACAAGTCTTACCCGCAGGTAGGGAAAATGTCAGCGTGGACTTGCTAAGTTTGGCGTTGCCAACTCCAATAGACAATAGATTTGAGTTAGTCATTGTGTGTTTAGTTTGATGTTAACTTTGAGAAAGGATTTACAGGCTTAACCATAATGTCCACAAGTGGAACCCTAGCTAGTGTTTCAACTAGCTCAGGTACTTCATCTGAGTTGTCAGCTTCTATTAGTAATCCTCTGAATTCGTTGTTAAGTTCCATCTCTAAATTGTGTGCTTGTTGTGCTGTTCGATCTTCATCTGAAGCGTCAAACGCAACAGAAATAATCTCAAAGAACATGGCGATTGTGTTAGTGAGTGAGTGCTAGAGTAGTGTGTGATTTGGCCCCGCGGAGCGGAGTTAAACAACAGTTACCTGCTGCAATTTAGTTTCTAAATGTTCAATTTGTAACAGCAAAGATTCATACTCCAATGTGTTAGTTGTGTTGATAAGTTGTTTGTCCAACTCATCAATATCCTCAATAAGTTGGCGCCATTCAGTGTTGATCATGAGTTTAATTCCTCCATTATGATAGTTAGTTTGTAATAGTTTCGGTAGTAATTGATTCAAGTTCTCCGGGAGTCATAGATGCCCAGCGTTTGAATTCTGTGGGTGACACATTGATTCGCACACTATGTAACCTGGACCATTGGGCAAACTCCTTATTAAATGAGTCTAAGTCTCCCCAAGTAACGCCAGCGTGGATAACAGCTAAGACATGACCATAGTCATCTAGCGGTAGTATTAATTGACGACTGTTACCATTGCTAGTGTTTGATGTAACTATATGCAAGATGTTATGCACATAGCTACTGCTACCATCAGTAAAACGAATCAAGAATTTAACGTTGGCCATGGTGATTGTGTCTGTAGATGTTGATTGTCCGCGTGGTAAGTATGCGCGGCCCACTATAAATAATTGATTAGTAATACTTTCTGCCAAGTTCAATCTTATCCCATTTAGAGTTTGGGATAAGATTGAACTGGGCAAGTAGTGCTCCCATAGTTGATATGGGGACTCAACAATTAAGAGAACTTTTTGTGCAGCATTGCTGCAATTCTGTCGCTGAAATGTTTATCTATAGCGTCACTAATTGTGGCGCCTTGGTTAACACTTTCGACAATACGTTCCGCTTGCCTTAAGTAAATACCTAAGGCAAACGGATTGTATCCACGCTTAGTGGATTGTTTGATATCCCACTGAGTTAGTAGGTGATCAAGTTGTGAATGCAAGTTCATGGTGTTAATAGTGTGACTCGTCAATACATCTTTCCAGCCAGTAAGCAAAGGCTGCAAAGTTATCCGCGTAGTTTGGTTCTCTTGCATACCATTTATATGCAAGTTCTAACCTATTCTCTGGTATCTGTAGATACGGAAGCCTGGATAGCTGAGGCTTAAAAATAGTAGTCATCTTAGTAATACTTTCTACGTACATCACGAGACATATCCCATGCGGGATTACATGCTTCCGCCCCTACTTTATCCGGAAAGCAAGGCCTTACATCATCCTTATAGACATAACCAAACCCCTTATAGTTATCTGTTTCATGTAGTACATGGTCGATTGCAGCAATCAACCCATACTTTTCATGATCTGATAAAGAATCAAGCACAAGTTTAGAGTTCACATAGTCTTTGAACTCTGATACGTTAAAAGTTTTGCGGGCCATGATTAGATAATCTCCTTAATAAGTTTGCGGGCTTTACTTGGCGTGGCTGCCCACACTAAGCTGCCCGAAGTTGGTGACTTAAAGTAGAACAAATCACCGCCTAATCGGCGGGATTTATCTATACAAATAACTTGCACATTCTTGTAAAAGAATGTATCTTCTTGGTATGATTTGAGGCCAGTCACACTGCACTCCTTAAGTGAGAGTAACCGGGTACATCGTGAGCATAAGCTGGGGATGGTAAAGTTCTTAACATCTTGCGATACCATCTGATACTGCAATTTATACGCTCAGCAGCATATGCTTCTTTGCGCCATATACCTGGAACAGCATCACTACCTAGGTAGCCTTCATCATAAGCAGCCAAGCTGCAACCATCTTCATCCATTAAAACATAACAACGTTGAGGGTTACCGTTAACATCGTTAACGGCACAGAAGTGTTTAATCATGATAATTAAGGTGATTTAGAAAGAAGTTAGAAAGAAGGAGGAACAATAAAGAACTTACCATCTGAAGATTTGGTGGGAAGAGATTCTAACTTAAGTAATGTTTCAGCAGCTTCATTCCACGTGCTGAATGATTCACATTCTTTGTCAATTAAACCATTGAACGAACAATAGAAAATAGTAAACATGATGTGAAGTTAAGGTGACTGAGAGACACAAAGTCCCTCACCTTATGTAATACATAAGGGGAGAGATTCTAGTGTATGATCATAAATGATCTAATGTGATCCTTAATTAATAACTACATTATGTGCAGTACATTAATTAAGACCCCCAAGAGAATGTAACCCTGGCTAAATTAGCCAAACAGAATACAGTGTATGTAGTAGGTCACAGCGCACAAAAAAGTGATAGGCCTTTAACCCACCACCCTTATGTATATGTGACCCACTACATTCCTGAGATCTTATGTATTCAATTGCCACGCTGGCATCCATTAAAGGAGACGTGGAAGAATATATAGGTGCGACCTATACTTATACGCTCTAGTAGTGTGTACAACTTCTCTGGTGATATTATGTATTAGAGTATGATATAGTACCCTACTGAATTGTATAGGGTCAGACTATATACTCTGGGGGATTACTACGCGCCCAGAAGATACTCTTTCGCTACATCTTTATATAGTTGCATAGCATATCTGCAACTATAAAGATGGGAAGCTATATAGAATGGTTTACCCATAGCGTAGGCTATCCGTGCTAGCTATCTAACTACGGGCAAACTATTCAGAATGTCAAGGTTCGCAAACCTAGATACTTTAAGATCCTTACTGCTTCTCGCATAGTTACACTAAGCCTGTCCTAGGCTCCGGCCCTGGGCACAGTTAAGTGGCAAGGACAGGGAGCCCGTGGCAAGCGACGCGAACGGTTCGCGGCCTGGCAAGGATCTTTAAGTTATCTAGGTTCGATCGATCAACCTGTGATCGATGAGCAAAGCATGCCTCAGGTCCGGCGCAGCTGTCAATTAAGAACAGGTTAAGGTTAGGTTAAAGTTTCTTAACCTTTGATCCCCGCCTAATAATAATACAATTGTACTAATAACCTCGGTTGTTTGCTCCGATCAGAACGAGACGCACACGCACACACACACGCGCACACGCACACACACGCGCACACGCACACACACACGCACACGCACACGCACGCGCACGTACGCGTACCTGCCCGCAATTTCGGCCTTTTTTTTATATATGGCTACTATACGACGGGGGCGGCGAGAACCCTATTGGAATCAGCGGGGTAAAGTGGCCCCAAACGCTCTAGTGTTAATATGCTGTCAGACCCATATTAAAAAAATTTTTGTCGCACTTTTAGCGGTCTAAACTAAATTTGCTAATTTCTTGGCAAAACCGCTTGCGCCATAGGTCTTTCCACTTGTCCCAAAATGCACGACACTCTGCTTGAACTTCGTCTAACCGACCCTCGTGGATAATTTTTGCGCATTTGTCCGCAGCTTCATCCCAACTGTCCGCTCGCACGAACGGCATTTCTGCTTCGCCTTGAAAAATTACGTGCCAGTAAGACGGTTTTACCTGAAAATATGTTGTTGAATTCATGACGACAGGTATAGTACCTGCTTCCAGTGCTTCATAAATCCTGAACGAATCGATGTTGTACCCGCCTTGAGGTGCAATAGCGAACACACTGTCCGCCATTACTTGTGCATACTCCCGTGTCGTTAGTTGTTTTGGATCATTAAACGATTCGCATACGTTTAATTGATACGGTCTGAGCTTTGTAAAACAATTTATGGCTGTGCTGCGGTCTGCTTTTAGAGATCCCGCAAAGCTCCAGGCCAAACGTCTGTCGGATGCTTTCTTGGTTTCTTTAACGAAATGCTCAAAGCAGTGCCTGTACCCAAGCGGAAACGTAAATACTTTTGGATCTTGGTAGTACTTAGGGCTGAAATAATTACGGGCGGCAAACAAACAGTTGGAATCCTCTAAGTAAAACATGGGTTCTTCTAGAGTTTCGTCCGATAAAAGAACCACGCCGAACTTATTGCCGCTTTCGCTCACCCTGTGGATGTATTCGTAAGCCTTGCTGTTGTTAGTTATTACCACACAATCTTCCAGAACTGGAAAATTTTCTAATTTTTGGCCAAAATACGGCGTTGCTCCTGCCTTACTGAGCATGGAAGCGACCCAGGTTCCGCCCCATTGCTGGTAATCGTCACCAAACCACACCACTTTTGGTCGTGTTGTCATTTTGCGTTCAAGCACCAGAGCTGCCAACCAGCAAAAAATGCGTTCTCTACGTTTCCAAACAGCTGCATGCAAGTATCTGCTGCACTTTTAACGCTCTCCGCGCCGTAATCGTCAAAAATCAAAGCTCCGCCTGGTTTTAGGTGCGGGTAGTACAAAGAGAGGTCACGGCATACCGACACGCTGTCGTGGGCACCGTCGATGTAAAGGATATCGATGCCTTCTGTTAGTTCTGTTGATACTACGGGGTACAAGTCCCAGCTACAGCCTTTCCTCAAGTCAACTTTTTCTGGGTATTTACTCAGAGATACGTTCTTCTTGGCAATTTTTTCAATTTGACCCAAAGTCGGGTGGTTCTTGGGGTCTCTTATGTTTTCTTCAGATCCGGTAAACGGGTCGATCGAGATCAATTTGCTGTCTGGGTGCTCCAGAAAGTTATCAGACCACCAAACTGTCGAAGCGCCTTCATATACACCTATTTCTACGATCAACCGCTTCTCGGCGGGGTCAAACACCAGTTTTTGGGCTTGTTGACTTTTTTTAATAATTTCGTAAGAACCCGTTAGATATTTGTACCACCCGTGGGTGACTGTATATTTTGAGTCTAGGATCGGGGCTCCGTCCATTTTATGTGACAGTTTATTGACATTACTATACTAGCAGCCCCCTGGGGTTGCCGCAAACCAGAAAGAAGTGCTACCATGATAATGGTCTTTACCTAGCTCACATGCCTAACAACATCGACATCAAGCTCAACAGCAAAGATCTTCCGGCCACAGCTGTGGCGGCCAACTCAGCAGCACTGCTGCAAATAATTTTGGTATTTGTATCTTTTTGGGGCGTTGTAGCAATGTTGGGTAATGCTATGAAATCGCTAGGTCCAGCTGCACAACAAGCTGAAGCTAGTGTAGCGGTTTATGACAGAGCTTATAACACTACATACACTCAGTGCCGAAACAACAATCCTAATAGCGGCGGAGCTATTTACAACTCAGAAGGTTTTTTAGTCGGACAGTATCCTGTTGCTGACTGCTTAGGTGACGCTCAACGTGCAGGTAAACTGGCTCAGCTCTCCGCCAAAGGTTTTTAACCTTTAACATTTTTTTTATATCCGTGGAGTTTGTATGACAACCAACGTAATGACTTTTGTGTGCCCTGTGTGTAAAATGCAGTTTAACTTAAAAGGATCTAAACTGCGACGATGGAACGACAAAAAAGAAAAAAAACCTACTACACAAGGTCCTTACTGTAATTATAAATGTTCAAGTAAAGATAATCAAGCTCGCATCGTAGCTCGGTACTGGTTACTAAAAGAATCAAAAGAAACGGCTTTGTTAAAAAATTTAGAATAGAATTTTTTGAAACGCCCGAGTAGCCCAGCGGAAGAGGCAAACGACTTAAAATCGTTACAGCGTGGGTCCGAATCCCACCTCGGGTACTTTTCAGATTATTGGTGTATGGCTATGTACATATTGTCAAACGGCCTAAGTTCAGAGATTGTGTAGTCAAGTGAAATTATATAACTAAACAGCTCACGTTTTCTTGCTGCAAACCATTCGTGGTTGTTTGCTTCAAATATTATTGGCGGCTTGTTTGACGCTAAAAGCGTCTCGTGGGCACCAACAAGTACGGCCAGTTCGTTGCCTTCGACATCTAGTTTTAGTAGCCCTACGTCGTTCCATTCAAAGTTATCGATATACTCTGTTTCTACTTCCTCTGTGCGTATTATTTTTTGACCCGCTTGTGTTGGAAGTATTGTCGAACCCCCTCCGTCTTCTGAGACTACATTCAATTGAGCGTAGGCACTTGCGTGGTCTTTGTCGGTAAGAGCGAGGTGGAAAGGGAACACATTAGTTTTTTCGTACAAAAAGATGTTTCCGCACAGCTGGTAGTAAGTACGTCTCTGCGCTTCAAACGCATTAACTTCCTTGAAGTCGTCTGCTAATAGTAGAGAGTAACTGCCCATGTGGGCGCCACAATCTAAAAATCTTTTTTTCTTATTCCCAAACTTTTTAGACCATTGAATTATCTGATGCTCAGGTATTCCTACCCTTTGCATCTGGCACATTCCAGAATCATCTTTGTGCATTAAGAATGCCACGCTAGGTACGGGCACCATTAAATGGTCTTCAGGACCCCAAAGATACGTGGACATCCGCCTTCTATAACTGCTACTATAGTAGCAGCCAAGTTTGTTTCATGACCTCTATACCTGTTATTGGCACTGCCGTTGTAAATGCTCCGCATTGGGTGTATAGGTTATTTTATAGTATTGATTATCCTGTAGATACTTTTATTGTTTTAAATAACAATGGTCGCGGACAGATTACAGAAGAACTAGATGCTTTAAAGACCGCGCCTCATGCTTTTGTTAAAGAAGTTAAAGTGTGTCACCTACCGGCAAACATCGGATGTGCAGGCGCGTGGAATCTAATCATCAAGTCGGCTCTTCAAGCACCGCATTGGCTGATTTCAAATCACGATGTTATGTTTACGCCTGGGTTCCTGGCGGCATTAGCTAAAAAGGTCGAGGATCCTGATACAGGTGTTGTTCACGGATTGAATGGTGGTTGGGATGTTTTCTTGTTAAAGGACTGGGTTGTGCAACATTTTGGGCTTTTTGATGAAAATCTGTATCCCGGTTACTGCGAAGATATGGATTACGGTATGCGTTTTAAACATAAAGAGCTTAAACGCGAACTTTCAGTAGGGGTTCCGTACTACCACGGGTGGGCGACTAACTCATATGACGATGGAAGTCAGACTTGGCGCAGCGAACCCGAGCTAGCTCAGAAGATTCATCAAGCTCATGAGATGAACAAAGGCTATATGCATGCGAAGTGGTCACCAGCGTGGCAAGGACACGTTGAAGGGGAAGTTCACGAGACACCTTTTAATATTCCTAGTTTGCCTATTGACTTCACAACGTATGATTTAGAGTTTGTCCGTAGTAAAACTTTAGGATTCTGAATAGTATAATGGTTTTATATTGATACAGCCTCATGCCTTTTTACTCCTCTTACACAACTTACAGTAGGTTGATTAATGATCTTAAGTTGATTATTGATTCTAGAGGAGTTTCGTCTTTTAAACTCAGTAAACTTGCCGATTTGTCGCCTACGACTACTCGCAAAATTTATTATGACGATAAATATATACCTTCGCCAGATGTTATTGAGCGAATATGTATCACATTGGACATTACACCTGGCGATTTGTTGAAAATTTTGCCTACAATAGAGGAATCAGTAGTGGTGTGCTCAGGTGTTTTCGCCTCAGGAATATCAATTAGCAGCTAAGGTCCTCGGTTTACCGGTTCCTTGTACAGCGGCGGAGCAAGCAGCAGCTGCTCCTATGACCGCCATGGTCTTGAAGAACTTTGGGAGGGCAATGCCCCCTGCTCCTGGGTTTGAAGATCAAGATGGCATACAGATGGGCGCCACAAGGTCTTTAAATGCACTTCCTGATACCACTCAACCCGAATATAAAAGTCAATTGATGCATCGGTTGCAAGCCGGTGTGGTTAATGAACCGCAAGATGAAGAGATTCAGCACTTAATTGAGCTGATAACGAACGACCCGTACATTGCTGAGTTATTTTTAAACTTTGTACATAATTTAGAGCAGCAAGGTGATGCACATATGGACATGTTGAGTGCTCAACGCCCTGCTGAGTATGATATGCCTAATTATGGCAGCAACTATTCTATGTTGAATGCCCCAACTAATTCTTCGATTCCGCCTTCACAGCGGTATCAGGAGTTGGCTCTATGAATGTTCGGCAACAACAATTAACTGAGAAAGATGTTCGTAATGAAAGTCCGGAAATTAATCCGACTTTTTTCTTGCAGTCGTATTTAAAATCTAATTTTCCACAGACTGTGGCACATCCATCTCCCGAACAACAAAAATACGGAGTGTTTCCACAACAAGACTCTAAGGGTATAGAATATAGCAAGAAGCCTTTATCTGGCACATCATACGATAATCCAGCGAGTTCCTGATGACTGTCGCTCCTCTTCTCGCCCCTGCTGCAAGTACCCTAGCTCCTCTTGTTGGTATTGAAGCGGCTACAGCTGCTGGTGGCAGCAGTGCATTTAATCAGTTAATGCAGTTGTTTTTAGCAAACACTGCAGCTAATCTTACGGATCAAGCTGTTCGATCTGGTGTAGGGGCCGTTACTTCCGCCGTGGCTCCTGGGGACACTTCTGCAGTTTCTGTGGGACCTAATAAAAGTAGTTATTTTTTAGGTAGTAATCCATACCTGCAACGAGAACAAACTGAGTTTCGAGAAAATTTTAAACGAGGAATACTCCGCAAACTTGGAATAGAGATCCCAGATGTTGATACAACAAAATCCGTATACGATACTCTTGTTAAAAAAGCAGAGGAGCAAGCCACTAGTCTTTCCCTTCGTGAACAAGCACTTGCAAAGGTAAAGGGTGAGATTGCGTACCATCAAGCACAAATGGAGCGCCAGTACGATCAGGCTATTGCTGGGCTCCAAGGACAATATAAAGTTGAAAATACTAAACAAGAACAGATTGGTCAGATCGAAAAACAACGAGTAGCTTCTGAATACGGTGTGGCGGGAGGAATGCTTAATTCCGCCATTACTAACGTATTCTCGCAAGTACCATATTCCGATAGTCCTATTCTTCGTCAAATCGCTGTTCCTGTGTAATCATGGCTGACACTACTCCTCCTAATGTTTTTCTAGATAACGCCATACGCACTGCGTGGGATGCCTTTTCTCCCACGTTTGCAACTCCGATTGCTTTAGGTGCGTATGGCGCAAAAGTATTAGCTGATTCTTTAGCTCCTAAAATTGGAGCATCTCGACGTAACCCTAAGAATGAAGTTGAGTTATATGCGGGCGATGACTATGGGTGGCAAAGTGTTCCGTCTTATACAAAACTATTTCCTCTTCCGGCTGATAAAAGTCTTCCCCTTAGTATTCCACCTAAAAAACCTGAGAGTTCTACGACTCCCCCTGGTGGCAATAATCCGTCTTTGCCCGGATTTGACCCGGCTGTTCAAGATAAGATCGGACCTTTCTCAACAAATCCAACTACGAATATAGGCAAGGAAACGGCTAATTCTAATCTTGACTTACTTGGTCTTATAAAAGAAAATTATGCTCAAATGGCAGCTTCTAAAGCGGCAGATTGGGATCGATCGCAGATTGTTAGTCAAAACGCAGAACGTTCAGCAATGGCCAAAACGGAGGCCAATACTGCTCGTCAGATTGAGTTAAGCAATATTGACGCTTGGCGAGCTTTAGCTCAAACCAAAATAAATGCCAATGCTGCTATTGCTGCTGCAAATGCTGCGGCTATGACAGCGGCACAACGACCCGATGCGGGTTATATGAATGCGGCTTCTCAATTATTCCAGGCTGCAGCTGCACCTTATGCAAGAGCTGCTGCTAGAGTAGGTTAACTTATGTCCCAAGCACCAACAGGCGGTGGCGGTATGGATCCTTTAACTACTTTAGCTATTGGTGGTGCAATAAGTGGAATTGGTGCTGTTGCAAATAATTTAACTAAACCTAAAGAACCTAAAGTTGATACTGACGCTGACTGGTACTCTTACTACATGGGGTCTTTGTTTGGCGGTCCAAATCAAGGTTTAAGTTATGCAACAGCTCAGGCACAGATAGAAGCCGGTAAAGCCGCAGGGCTCCAGGCTATGTATGGCGGAGCAGAAACAAATGCTCAGTTGGGGGCATTTGAACAAGGTCTTCGGGCAGAAAACGCTGCCCAAGGACTTCAAACTGGAATTGCTAGTCAATCTGCTGGAGCAGAGTTAGGTTTAGAAGAATCAGCGGGTAAGGGTAAATTAGCTGCTGAATTGCAGCCCGTTCAAACTGCAGGAGAGTTAGCTAAGTCTTATGCTGATGCTGCTAGTAAAATAGCTCATCAAGGTACTTTAAATCTTGGGGATATAGCAGGAAAAGAAATTTCTGGTACGCAAGCATTAGGTCAGCAAGGTATTCAAGCTCAACAAGGAATAGCTGAAAAAACTATTGGTGCAGCTAGTGAGCAAGGAGCAGCAGCTCAACAAGGGACTAGTTTACTTGCAAATACACTGCAACAAGGAACTACCGAACTTGGAAAAACAACTCTGATTGGTGAAACTAATCTGCTTCAGCCCACAGCAACTAAGTTGGCGGACTCAGCAACAGCCGCTCTAGCTGGGGAAAATGCGTTGGCACAAAATATTGCTAAGACAAACTTAGATATAACAAAACAACAAGAATCAACACGAAATCAACTTGCTTTACAGCGTGGTCAAGTTGAAGGTCAGCTAGCCATGAAACGGTTTGGCTTGCAAGCTGCGTTAGGCGGCCATGCTATGTTTGCTTGATGACAACAACTATTGAAGCCGACACAACTGTAGCCAGTTGGTTAAGTTCGTTAGAAAAAGTTCAGAAGGATTCTTTCATACACTACGCTAAAAACGCGACAAGTGATGTGGAATCTTATCTTTTTGCGCGGTTTTTACAGCCTTCGTATCAAGGTAGTATTGCCGATTTGACCGCGTGGATTCAAGAAAAATACCCAAAAGAAGATTTGCGCAAGATTTTACTAATAGAAATAGATCAACTTAGAAACGATATAACGCAAGTGCGCAATATGACACTAAACAATATGTTGGATTATGCCACAGCGGCTACAAAAATTTCGTCTTTACAAAAAGAATTACGCTCCCACATTCAAACGGTGCGAGCAATTACAGACGGGTTAGATCGCCGTGGGTTATTGCTAGCTGGCGCAGACCGGTGCTTACGTGAACTTTCTAATACTTTCCAAGATCAGCCCACCATCTTGTCTTTGTTAGAAGATGCTGGGCTGATTGTTTGGTCTACTCTTGAACGGGAAGAAAAGTCCTAAGACGCTTTTACAAGCTTCTTAAGTACTTCGTTTACTGGGCATCTGAAGATACCCATAAAAGCATCGTTCACACCTAAGGACATAGCAAGTTCTTCGCCGTCTAGAGTAGCGCCGAACGGCAAAATTACGGCAGGTTGATTGGATACTGGATTACCTACGTAGTCCGTCCAGGTAATCAAGGTATCTTCTAGAGAACCTGTGAACAACGGTTGTGGGGCTATATGAGTAATTTCTGTAAACTCTTCGTCTGTCATAAATGCACTAAGATGATAAACTAGATACGGGTTACCTAGATCATTATATGTCATGTGTTTCCAATGGTAAAATATAAGTTGCTCAGAACCAATTAATAACGGGGGCAATGAACAAAACGTAGGAGCCCCTTGAGTTACGGAATTTAAAATATTACTGTCTACACGAATTGCGGGCAATCCCTCCCGTTCGATCACTAACGGGCGTATTGAATACAAACAGTGCAGAAGATCCCGGTGGGAAAAGAAACACCAATTTTTTTCCGTTTCTCCCTTAGTTAAATTTTTACCAATAGGAGGGAACGCTGTCTGTACAGCATCACCTAGTTCATTTACGTAGCAGACTGCTACCTTCGGGGTATCAAACAACTTTCGTCCTCTTTGGTCATATTTGCTGGCGTACTTGGAAGTGACAAACTGTACGTACAAGTCTTCGTCTGGACCTTTAAATAAACGAGGATCTTCGTAACTAAGTCGGTGCGGCGTGGAGCGTAGTTTCTTAGCCCCAAGAACGGTGCGATCGTCTACTAATTGCCCGAGATAAATATCTGTATGAGCGTTATTTAAATAAAAGTAATTGTTGTCGTACCTGAACCCAAATGGCTCGGCTTGTGACCTCCACGCTACGAACGTTTGGTCATTATGGTTCAGCATTGAGGGGCTAAAGTTACCAACGCTGTCTTTTGGCAATCCGTGGACAATACGTTTAAACTGCCCGTTTAGAGCTTCCGCTTGCCTGTAAACGCTGGGAACTCCTTTGAACTCTTTTTTGATTGGAAGAACAACGTCTGAGTTGACGTGACGGAAGCGGTGTGTAGTTTGCATATCAAGCGAGAAGATCGTTAATGGCTTTGATGAATCCCATTGAGACGGACTCCCAGCGGTATTCTGGTCGTTGTGTTACGGCGTAGCAAGTTTCTGCTACTTCTTCGTACAAGTCTTCTTCATCGTACAGAGCTGTAAGTATTTCAGCTGTGTGACCCGTACTGACTAGACCACGTTCTACTCCCAGGTCCTTGTCTGTAACCCACGTTGCTACGTCAATTAGCAAACCAGCTTCTTCCCAAATGTCTTTACACGCCGTGTGGTTTGGTACTACTTGGGGCTTCTTGCAACTTGCATGCTCAAAGCTCACAAGACCCCAACCTTCGCCATCTGCTGTGTTGAGTCCTACATCGCAGGCGTTATATATAGTATTGAGCAGTTCGTCCGGCGGAGCGGCAATATAATTGATTTCGTTTGAAGTCAAAATTAGTCGTTGTTTGTCGTCTAGCCCCAGGCGTCCCATCTCCCGTTTAAATAGAGCTGTGATATCCCAACCAAGATCCTTAGTCCCCATGTGGAGATAAAGCATTGTATCTGGTTTATCTACAGCAAATTCTGCAAACGCTTTAATTGTTAGATCAATTCGTTTCCGTGGTTGGTTTCTGTTTCCGTTAAATACGATAAATCTATCTTGAGGCAACCCTAGAGCTGTTCTTGCCTGCTCCCTCGGCATTGGGTTGAACTTAGAGATGTCTACGCCGTGCGGTAGAACCCCTAACTTACTGGGTTTGATATCGTGTTTAAGTATACGGTGCGCACAGTTAATTGTAAACGTTATAGCGATATCCCAATATGGAATATTTCTCAGCATATCGGGGTAATAATACTCGCTGTCTACAGGGAAATACGCAATAAATTTAAATTTATACTGATCTTTAAGAAACTGAATTCGTTCCCAAACTTGGTTAACAATCCAAATATCGTTTAAACATATAAAAATGTCCGGTTTGATTTTATCGATTAGTTCGGGCAACCGTGGGATACCAAAACGATCAGGGCATGACAAATTCGATGCCGGATAAATCTTATAAGGAAGATCGTGAGGGTCTCCGTTATAGTTAATACCAACAACTTCTACTTCATGTTCTTTCTGTAGATGTTCTAGTATGCTGGCGGTTACTCGACCAAATCCTGTATTTGAACATGCATCCCCGTACCAAAGCACTTTTGCCACTTTATCAGTAAGCTTGGAGTACGATCACTATAGCAACATTGTCAGCTTACTGATATGCCTAGTCGGGAAACTTTCGCTTATCGCCGTAAAGCTCAGTTAAATGCTGCACGAGCTGTTGAAGTAACTGAAAAAGAAGATAATTCTATATACGCTAAAGCTGCTAATGACTTTCCTACTTTCTGTGTGCTTATGGATAAAGCTCCTGCTCCTCATATGATGGAGTGGCACAGGCATTTGATCACAGGAGAAAGCAATAGATACTTGTTAGACATAGCTGGAGCAAACCTTGATATTCTGAGCCCCAGAGGCAGCGCTAAAAGCACAGTATTAAACTTATTTACTGCATGGGCTATAGGGAGACACACATCAGCACAAATGCCTTTACAGATTATATACTGTTCGTATAACATAGCAACAGCTATACCTAAAAGCCGAATCATTAAACAATTGATTGATAACACAACGTTTAAACGTATATTTCCTCGTGTTCGTCTAAAACCAGGAATGCAGTCGGATATTGGTTGGGCTGTTGATTTTGAATACGCCGGAATTCCACGGGTGGGTGATGAAGAATATACACTCAGAGCTGCTGGTCTACGCGGCTCAATTACGTCAAAACGCGCACACTTATGTCTGACGGGCGATACATTAGTTTTGACTGATCAAGGCGAACAACCAATTGAAAAAATTTACGCAAATCCCGAACGCTTTCTAATTGCTGTCAGAAACTCAAAAACTAATCAAATTGATTGGAGCAACGTGGAAGCAGTTACGCGACGTTGTTCTTCAGAAATTGTTCACATTAGAACAACAAGTAACGGTTACATTTCCGCAACTCCTGAGCACCCTTTCCTTACAACAGACCAAAAGTACGAATGGGCAGGAGATATTAGTGCAGGGCAAACCCTTGTTGGAGTAGCTTTAAATAAAAATAGTTTTAACTCGGAAGAATTTTACGAATGTCAAATGCAGTACAAAGGAGAAAAAGTCCTTTGCAAAAAACGAAACAAGTCAAACAGCTCCGAGTGCTCCTCACCAGATCACAGACAGAGCTGGGAGACCCTCACCGTTTCCGGAGTTGAAAGAATTAGCAACGGAACGCACATCGTTTATGACCTTGAGCTAGACCACACAGATCATAATTTTATTGCAAATGGGTTTGTTGTAAGCAATTGTTTAGTCGATGACCCTATAAAATCTTCGGCGGAACTACGTAATCCGACAATTCGGGACGAAATGAATAATAACTGGTCGTCTGTTATAGCTCCGATTATTTTTGATGGCGGTCGGGCTATTTGTCTAGGCACTCGATTCCATCCTTTAGATATTCATAAAACTATGTTTTCCCCTTCTAAGGGCTGGAATCAAGTTTCTCAAGAAGCCCTAACGTACAACAATAAAGGAGAGCCGGTAAGCTATTGGCCTGAACAATGGTCTGTCGATTATTTATTACAGACAAAAGAATTAGATCCTGTTGCATTTGCGTTTCAGTACCAACAACAACCTGTTCTAACGTCGGACCTAATCGTGTCTCCCGATCTTCTCGTCCGGGCTGACGTTGAGATGGAGTTTGATTCCTTAGCTGTAGGAATTGATTTGTCTGCTAGTGCTAAAGAAACTAGCGACTACACGGCATTTGTTTTGGGCGGACGACTTAAAGATAAGTATTACATTATTGATGCACATCAGTGCCGTTCCGTAGGAAATTTAGAGAAGATAGATTTACTGTGTGAGATGTTACTTGAATGGGGAATTTTAACTTTTGAGAACGACACGTATTTTCCGACTTATTCGACGATCACGCTGGTAGTTGAGTCAGTTGCTTATCAAGCAAGCTTGTCCGCTGATTTAAAACGTGTACTTTTAAATGACCGTGGATTATCAAATATCCATATACACGAGGTATCCGGTTTTAGAGGAGATAAAGTTGCCCGTTTCCGAGGAACCTTGGGATTGCTTGAAAACAGAAAGATAACGTTTAATCGGTACCGTAAATTTGATGCGTTATTTGAGCAGATTATAAATGTGGGATCCACGTCCCATGACGACTTACTCGATGCTTACACACACTTAATAACCTTTTTACAAAGGCGGGGCAGTTTTTCGATAGAGTACTAAAGGGGCTCTTACGACATGTCGAAAAAGCTGTGGATTGCCATTACGGCCAACAATCCTTTACAGCGGGTAGATCCTCTACTCACTGTGTTGCGAGGCTATGCCGATTTTCCTTGTGATATTTCTGTAAAGATTTATATCGATTATGCGTCTCAAAACGACGTAGATACTCTATATGGAATATTAGAAGAATTTAAAGGATTGAATATTGAGATAAAAGTTGCAAGTCCAGGGTATCACGGTTGGTATTTAACCTGGGCGCACAAAACAGATTTAGCTCTAGCGATTCTCAATAGAGAAGCTGATTACTATATCTATTCTGAGAATGACATGTTACTTACGTATGAAAACTTTAAATACTACCTTAAGTGGAAACCTGTTTTAAGCAAGTATCAACTTGAGCCAGGTTTTGTCAGGTACGAACAAAAGCAACATAAAAAAGTACCGTTCGATAATTATTATGTGTATTCGCTGACAAAAGAAACACCCAACGTGTGGGATACCCGTGGGTTTACTGTGCCAAATGTACTTGTGGTTGACTATGACGTTGACTTTTTTGTGCAGTTAGCTAACCCGTATTACGGGGCAATGATTCTAGATCAAACGGATGGCGAAGTTTATATACGTTCAGATAGTTACGATCCTGAAAAAAGTTATGCAAAAGTGGGGGTGCGTAACTGGCCTATTGCCGATCGAAGTTCGATGGGGCTGACATTTGAAAACCCACCGTTTAACTTTGAACACAGGCGATGCGTGCCAGTTAAGAAAAAACAAGATAACTACGAAATTTTACCGTGTGGTTTAGTGCTGCACGAAGGCACTAAATATTCGGATCTCATACCGTGTTCTGTTGACTCTTTAATATCTTGCGATAGGATGCTTACGTTATAGGTTTATGTGAGCTTAACTTATGGGTGACGTACGTCCGGATTATTACAAAAAAGATGGTTTAGAATGTTATGATTTTCAACGAGCATCTACTGGCTTGATTAAATTTCAAGGTTACTTAGAGAATTGCATATATAAATATTTGTGGCGGTGGGAAGATAAAAACGGCAAACAAGATTTGCAGAAAGCTCAGGTTTATCTAGCTAAGCTTATAGAAACACTTGAGTAGACATGGACGTACGTGCTTTTGGCAGTTATTATGGACAAACAGCAGTTCTTTCTTACGCTAGCGGACTTGCTTTGTCTCCTAGCGGGCAGTCTTTTAACTTTCCCGCTTGCCGCGCTGTCCTTATCAATGGCGGTACTAGCAACCAAGATTTACAAGTACTTTTTACAGACGGTACTAACACACCGATAACGTTAAAAAAAGTCCCAGCCGGTTCTATCTTACCGATTTCTATTACGGCTATTAGCGGGGCTGCCACCACGGTGGGTGACGTTGTAATTCTGTACTGAGTCTTTTACTTTTTGATAGCACAATGTCTTACTCTGCTTTTGTAGACGCTCTTACTCCAGGTAGAACCTTTAGCGATCGAGCCGGTTTACCTACAACAAATAGTTTGATAAGGGAAATAAGTACGCCTTCAACTATTTCTGCGGACCTTCAAGCATACGTTTTGAATGTAACTAAGGATGCGCTTTTACAAAAAGCTCTTAATAGACAAATTCGAATTTAGTTAACCTTGTTTATTGTTATCGAGTATCTTTTAAGAAAGGCACAAAACCATGGATAACCCATTTAAGCAAGCGCACGGATTTTTTTCTGAAGCATATGCCATGCAGGAGGAAGCTGCGCAAGACCAGACCAGGAATCAGCGGCAGGTAGACAGTCCTCAGAGGCATGATTATTTTCCTACTCGGAGGGAAGCATATAATCCGAATTCTCCTGCACACAACTCACATAGGTTTATGGAAGACCTTAAACGAGGTCTTTTAGAGCATGCCGCTCGTAAACGTGTAGCCGGTAATCACATGGAATTTAAGGCCGGTGGTGGAGTACCTGTCGAATCAGTGCTACCATCATAGTGACAGCCTGCAACGGGTAAATGCTTTACGACTGTTTTTTATACTTTGATGAAAAAGAACTCCTAGAACTGAGGGTAAACTTATTAAAAGATATAGTTGACGGATTTATTGTTACAGATGGAAATTTAACTTTTAAAGGTGACCCAAAACCCTTTACTTGTTTAGACACGATCCGGGAACTCGGACTACCTGAAGAAAAAATTCAAGTGCTTCACGTAGAGCTGCCTCCGAAAGAGGTGGCCCTTAATCCTTGGATACGAGAGTACGCACAGCGAGATGCCCTAGCCGTGGGTATGCGACTAACTCCTCCGGATTCGGTTTTCTTTTTTAGTGACGTTGACGAAATTCCTAAACCCGAAGCTCTTTTGCAAGCCGTACAGGTAGCCCAAGATAATCCAGACCGGTGTGTGCGACTTTCTATGCCTATGTTCTATGGTCGTGCAGATTTACGAGTTATGGACCCTAATGGAGATCCGGCTAAACCTCCCAATAATTGGACTTGCGGTACTGTTGTACTATACGATCACCTTGAGGAGACTCCTTCACAAATCCGTATGAAGGACAACGGCTTAGTTGTAGGGGAATGTGACGCTGGCTGGCATTTTTCTTGGATGGGGGATTCCTCCAGAATGAAACGAAAGCTTACTTCGTTCTCTCATTGTTATGATGAGATACCCAACGCACATGCTCCTGCTTACAGTCAAGAAATGTTGGATTACCTGGATACGTATAAGGCTAAAGCTGGAGGAACTGATCCATTGGGGCGCGGAGATCATGTACTAGTTCCGTACCCACATGAACTACTTCCGTCTGAATTGTTTAAACTAGATGGAGTTAGGAAGTATTTGCTACCCGATGACTAACCGCGCATCCGAAGAAGCCCGCGAGCGTTTCTCTAAAAAATCCCACGACGAAGACGAGCGTGGGGAACGTAACGAAGGGAGTAAGGAGGCTCGTATGGAAGCTCTTCGTAAAGCACGTAAGGCCAAGCAAATGCGTAAGAAAGGCTGATTCAGCCCGTAAATTAAATTCGTTTCTGAACTACCGGTATGGCCGACACGCTCGGGGTTCGTCAAAGATTTCAAGAAATTCTTGAAGCTTCGCGGACCCAGGACAGATCTAAGCAAGCAACTACGTTAGTCGTACTTAGTCATATTCAGCAGATGACTCTGTTGATGATTAAGAAAGGGCTTACTTTTTATTGCGAACAAGACACGTATCGGTCTAGGTCAAGATTTATTGATGATTTACTTACTTTAAATAAATTTGATATTCGACTTCCGTCTATTATTAGGAACTTTTTAATTGATGGTTGCGGCCTTTTTTACTTTCGCCCTGATCCTAAATTAAAATATCAAATTTACTTTTTCCCTAAGGATCAATATCGTGTGTATCACGATGTAAATGGGAATATTGAAGAAGTCGTTATTATTTATAAATATAAAGTTCGTAACTCCAATCTTGGATTACCTTCTGAAATCTCAGGTCTGAACGAAAGGTACGTCCGGATTTCTATAACAGATTCAAAGATTGCCGAGTTTGAATCCAACACAGAACTGAGTTTTGATTTAGAACCCGGCGGTGTAATGACTGCCAATAATTCCAGGGAAAACACCCTAGGTTTTATTCCCGCCGTGGAGGTTTTAAACAAACCTGACAGTAGCGGCACCTCTGGTGAAGGTGAGTTTGAACCTTTTATGGAGCAGATCGTTTTACACGATACACTTATTTCTAATATTGCTAAAAATATTGAGTTTTTTGGTAACCCGACTCTGATCAGTTCCCGCCCACGTAGTGATCTGGTCGAAGCTAGTGATTCTGATCGCACCTTCCGTCCGACCATCAGTAGCCAAAGTGGTTTTGGTGGTAGGGATACTCCTTCAACTCGTGTGAGTGAACCTTTCGGTTCGCACGGGATGATCGGCGGTTTGCGTGTTCCTCGGATTATTGCAAATGTCGAACCTTCCGATCGGGTTGGTTACATGACACCAGACCCCGTTAACGGGGATATGAATCGTTGGGCACTTCTTCTTCGGGAAGAAATTCGTACAGCTCTTGGCGGTGTGGATGAAATCTCGGTTTCTGCCGGGGCTACTGCGACAGAAATTAAAGGTCTTATGGGTCGGGCTCAGGCCACGGCTCTCCGAAAAAATAAAAGTTTCCTTACTTATGGTTTCTGTAAGTTACTGGAAATGATGCTGTTCCACCAAGAACAGATGTTTAAAAAAAGTTTTGCTCTAGTTATTAAGCTTAAACCAGTAAAACCTGCTGCTGATGGTTCTGCAGAGGAAGCCATTAGGTTCTCATCAGACCAACGAAAGTTTGATGCGAAGCTGGATCAATTAATGCGGGAGGCTTTATCCACATCTTCCGTACCTGAAGGTGTATTTGGTCTGCCTCCTGATGGAGATCGGACAGTTGCATATAGGTATCAAGGAGATGTTTATGAGGACACCGCTTACGATATAAATCAAAAATCTATTGTTGTTCGGAACTTACAAGAGCTAGGGGTTGACAGCGTGGAAGCGTTGCGATACCTGTTCCCAGATAAGACCGATACTGAACGTGAAGAGATGCTAAAAGGATTTCCTTTTAGAATGATTCAACAAACTCAAAGCGCATTCCAACAATTTTTAGTATTATTATCACAGATGTTGCAAACGCCACATCCACTTGCTCCGGATCAGCCACTCGGTGCAGATCCAAGATTAAACCTGACGCCCTTGTTATATAGGACGTTCGACCACCTTGCGCAAGAACTAACCTACTCGGGTAGCTATGAGCCAGCAGATCCAAGCTTCAATCCCGAGCCCGGTAGCCCCGGCGGTAGCAGCCCCCCAGGCGGCGCCCTCGGACCAGGGCTCAACCGCCTACCCCCAGTGGGTGGCGCAAACCAGTACCCCGGCGGTAGCTTCGGTACCTACGCTCCAAGCGCCGTCGCAGGCGCAACAGGGTACGGGCCTTTCTACCAGCAACCAGTACAACCAGTATCCGTCCGCGTCCTCCCCGTCGAATCCGTGGGAAGCAGCGATGGGCAGCCTGGAGCGGGTGGTCTCACGAATGTCCCCCTTCCCCAGCCAAACAGCACAGTCTCCGCAGTACCAAACAACGGCGCAGGCTACTCCTCAGTACAGTCCGAATTTACAGGGCCAACCCTGGGCTTATCAAGCCCCTACGGCAGCGCCGACCTACTCCAACAACGCATCTACGACCCAAACTTCCTCACCGACTTCTACGGCAGGACAACAAACCCCCCAGCTAAGCGCCGCAACCGTTCAGGTCGTTAACCACTTCGGTATCGAAGCTCCTGGGATTCTTAACCAATATTCCGTAACTCTGGAAGATGCTCTGATCGCTCAAAACGAGCGGATGGAAGCCATCGCTGCCCGTGGTTCTGCCATGGAGCATATCTTGACCGATCCGGATCAGTTGGCCGACTACACAAATCGCTTCTTCACCGAAGTGTACCCTGTGGACGCCGACGAGACCTCTTACCAGCCTCAAGCGGGTTACCAACCCCGTTATGACATGCCTGCCGTTCCTGCCTCTGCTGGCGGCCCTGTGCGTCAAGATCCCGGCACTCAGTGGGAAGGTTTCTCCAACACCATGAATCAAAACCCCGAACAGGCGTGGCGATTCTTGAGTCAAATGAGCCCTGACGCTTTCCGTCAGAAGCTCCTGTTCTTGGATGCTGCTTGATAGCCTCCGTTGAATGAAAAATAAACCCTAGTTCGCTTAAAACACGAATTAGGGTTATTTTTTTATACCGAACTTGCAAGTTTTGTTATGGCTCCTTTTAAATCAGAAGCTCAACGTAAACTTTTTTACGCAAAAGCCGAACGCGGAGAGATTCCTGAGTCTACCGTCCGGGAATATGAGCACGAAACCCACGGGAATCTACCTGAACACGTCAAAGCAAAAAAGAAAGCCCAGAAGTATACTGAAAATAAAGGATCTTGATCATGGTTCAACATATAGGGCACTCTCGGCGTCGTTCCGAACCTAATTCTCCTGAGCTTATTGCTCAAATTGAAGCGTTGCAAGCCGAATTAGCTGCATTTAAAAAAGAATATCAAACAGATATGACAAATGTTGCTTTAGATTTAGCTAAAATTGATGAAAAAGCAACTCCTCCTGTTGCTTAATTCGCTATAGGTATAATTTAAGTAGCCCTAAGCACGGATCTCGTGGGTTACATTTCGCTGGTTAATTATAAGTACGACACAGGCCCGCATCAACTTCAAGGTGGGCCAAATCACACAGACGATAATCTTTTACTCACTCAAAAATATCTAGTAGTTTCTAGCGGGTACATTGATTCGTTAGGAAATCAAGTTTCTTGGTACGGGGTTAATGATGTAGGCAACGATTACGGGCGTTCCGTTATCGGTCCACCTAACTCTGGTGCTTATGTAGTAGATGCTTGGCGAGCTGTACCTACTGCTATCTCTGGTTTTTGGTCTGATTACGACTATAAGTACTATTCACCTAGTGGCGAACTGAGCATTTATAACGGGTTCCGTGGATACACTACCCAGACAATTGCAAATGCCAAAGTTTTAACATCCTATAATCCGCAATACGGTGTGCGGGATATGGGAGCGTATACATATTACGGAGGGTACGCACCTTCGACTCAAACATACGACCCATACAATACGCCTGCTTCTTTAACTACTTCGGAAGGCACTACGGGCGGCGGTGTTAGTCACCCACGTCATATGGGTGCTTTATTAACCACAGAAGCTGTTGCAGGAGCAACTACAGGATCTCGTACCGAGTGGGTTTATAATCCTCCGGTTTATTGTCAGACTTTTACTGAAAGTTACTATACGGGTATTCCTGGTTTTATGGGCGCTCCGACTCACTACATGTATCGAGGTAAGTCCTCTAGGTATGCTTTTAACCTAGGTTCTATTTACGGCGTGGGTGGTGAGGGTATTCGCGCTCTTCCTCATCGGTTTAGTCCTTCAGTCAACAGTAGTAATCAGAAAAGCATTTAACGCTATAAACGCGACAAGTAGTACACTAGTTACATAAAAACAATTTAAAATAAGAGAGTAGTTTTTCGGAGATTGACGCTTTGTTCGTCGATAATGATTTTCCGAAGCTGCTCGGTGCCGAACTGTACCGTCCGCATCCTGCGTACGTTGTAGAGATGGCTGCGGAGCCTGTAGTCGTTCATGACTTCAGTAAGCAGCCAGGGCAGACTGTGCAGCTTGACAGGTACAGGTTCTGGGGAAACCCAGGCAGCAAGGAGTCACGTGAGCGTACTGCAGAGCAAACCATCGGTACTGCTAGCAGCCGCAACATCGTTAAGGATAAGGTACTCGTAACTCTTCGTGAGTATACAGGTCCTGCAGATCCTAACGATCCTACACAAGCTAGCACTTTTAAGATCGCACGTGAGACACTGATTACCGCTCAGCGTTTGCTGCTCGATACCGGTAACCTTACTGCGTTCCACCAATCCATTGGTAGCCTCACCCTTCTGGATGACTATCGCCGGTGGCGCGATCGGGTGTTCATCAACGAACTCCTGAAAGCTGTTTCTAAGGGCAAGTCTTCAGATACCCAAGGTGGTTACTACTACCCTGGCGATTTGGCTGTTGGTTCTTTGACCTACACCAACTCTGAGCAAGCCAAGTTTGACGTTAAGGATGACCTTCTTCGGGTGGTCAAGTCCCTGCGTAAGCGTAATACCCCCACCTACCAAGATGGGTTCTACCGTTGCGTTTGCGATCCTACCTTCCTGATGCACCTGCGTCAGAACTCTGACTTCCGTGAGGTGGCTCGCTACCCCGGCAACGGTCAGATCAATCCCCTCATGTCAGCTATGCAGCCTAACGCTGCTATCTACATGGGTCAAGGTTTCGGTCAAGCTACTTTCGTGGCTGGCGAACCCATCATGCCTACTGGTTTCGTTTTTGAAGGTGTGCGATTCTTTGAATCCACCAACATGCCTTCTCAAACTGCTGCGGCAACTATCGGTGGTACTGCGTCTACGTACGACAGTGCAATCGGTATGTTCTTCGGTCCTCAGGCTGTTGGTGTTGGCATCGGTGGCAACAATGCCCAAGTGTTGCTCAACAACAACGACGATTTCAGCCGTTTCATCATGATGATTTGGAGCCTGTACGCAGGTTTTGAACTTCTGAACGCTGACTTCGTGTCTGTTGCCTACTCATTTAACGTTTGAGGAGGTAATTAACCATGACTACTAACGCTAACCAGCTTCAAGTTTCCAAGATCTATCCTGGGAACTACACCAACGTTCTTCGTTACTGGCACGACGAAAAGTCTTTCCAGTTCCGTAACCAGAACGATACCGAAACCACCTACAGCAACCAGCCCATTGGCGGTCCTGTTGGCGTGGTGTTCCAACCTGGCTGGGTTGCCCAACAAGCTATTGGCTACGTCGATTTGTCGTTCCAAGCTTTGGGTACCAACCAAATCGACTATTACACTCAGGCTTATAGCTCGGGTCTGAATGGTGCTAACGTCGCGTTCACCAACGCCGCTGTGATCATCCCTTCTCCGGATGCTTACAAGGATGTTCGTGCCGACATCACTGACGGTATCAAGGTGCCTTCTGGTGCTTATGTTTATCGTCTGTCCGTCCGTGTTGACGGCGGCGACGTAATCAGCAGCGGTGTTGGCGGTGGTACTTCTACCCCCACCCTGGGTCTTGGCCCCGCTGTGGGCGTTGGTCTTAACACCACTCCCTCTGCTTCTGGTTTCTTTGTTACCCTTGCCGGTAGCAACAGCCGTATTGCCAACGGCGCTTTTAACACCAATAACGTGTGGAATAGCTCTACTCTGTATCGGACTGGTACCGAAACTCAGTACAAGCTGTTTGCCGTTACCAACCTTGGTGGTGCCACAGCTTCCGGTTTGGGTCAAGCTTCCGGTGTGTTCGATCCTCGGGCTGCTAACGGCAGGCTCAGTGGCAAGAACAAGGCTCTGGCTGTTTGCGAAGTCTGCTGGGTTCTGGCTGACGACGCTCCTGGTCGTGACGATCTGGCCCTCCAACCTGCTGGTTTGGTGGAGTCAAACGTTTACACCTCTACCGTTCCTGCTTGATCTCTTTAGAGCAAATACTGCCCCCTCTTCGGAGGGGGTTTTTTATTGGTTTGCTATTTTTTGACGATTTAAAAAATCTTGTATTTGTTGCAACCTAGTGTTTGGATTTTGACTGAAGTTGGGTGCCCCGCGAAGTTCAGGATTCAGTGCATCTGCTGCTTTGTATGCCCACTCCATGGGATTTAAATAGTCTGCGAATGCAGCTCCTGCTTCGATTTGACGAGGGTTTACGCCTCTCCCGTAAAGCGGGTCAATACCAATAGTCTCTTTTATCTTTTGTTTATTTAAAGCCTCGGCTGCCATTCGTAATAATCCTGGAGCTGAAGTGGCAGCAGCACCTACGGGCGTGTATGCCGTTATTCCTGCTCCTAAACCTGAAGCTGCTCGGATAGCCGCTTGTGGTGAAGAGATCCCAGCGTCTTTAGCTCTGCCAAATTCAGCAACAGCATTTATTACATCAAGCCCCGGTCCCGCTAACTTACCTAACCAACTTGGAATACCCATTTTTTCTAAAACACCTACCTAAATTATAATCTGTTAGTAAACTAACTCTAGACACTACCCACATAATGACTGTCGCTCAACTTCAAGAGGTTGTTTTTACGCCCAGCGGGGTCAAAGTTGTAATTTTAAGTGAACATGACGAAGGAGAGTACAAGATGGTACGTTCCGTGACCACTGGCAAAGTATTTTTTGCCCATAAAGGTCAAATTGAGTTTGTAGAAGCTACAGAAGAGAAAACAAGCGCAAAACCCGCCTTGAAGCGCCGTGGTCGCCAACTTATTCAACCAGAGATTCCTTTTGAGAATCGCGTAAACATCAATAGTGCGACTCCGGAACGACTAACTCAAGTACTTAAAGGTGTAGGAATCAAGACGGCGGTTGAAATTAAGGAACTGCAACAGTCGATGCCCGGTGAGCGCTTCACCAAATTGGATCAGTTGAAGGCAATCAGCAGGGTTGACTGGACTGAAGTGTTGGAAGGCGGCGTAGTTTATGTCGAATAATCAATTTATTTAATATTTTACGCAATTAGAATAGAAGTACATAGCGGTAAAGTGTCGTGTCTCAATTCTCGCAACAAGAACTTGAGCAAATTCAGAGTTACTTATCGCAACAGGGTGTAGTTTTTCAAGCTACACAGACTGATGCGACTAAAAGGGAAATAATTTATGCGGCTGTTAACCAACTAACCCGTAATCCAGCACAAACTTTTGGATACAGGCTAGATGATTATAATTTTAGTCGTGTTGCATATCATCTAGGTTATAATATTGCCACAGTGCCTGCTGGTGACTACGCTCGCTTGCTTGAAGCGACCAGTAGTATCCCTTCTGAGTTTTATTACGATAAAATTGTTGGACAGCTTGAGCGTTGCGAAGACGCTGAGCGGTTAACTGAGCTAGCTACCGGCAGAGCAACCAGTCGTCAGGAAACTATTCTTGGTGACGTTAGTCGGTCTATTAACGTTCAAGATAAACGCGAAACTGCTCGGATTTGGCGCGAAAACTATCAATTTGAGTGTGATCGTTTAGCGCATATGCTTTACGTTCCTAACTATAAAGACCCTGTTACAGCTCGGTACCGTTTTGAGCGCAGTGGAGGTGAGTTTATTCAAGCCATTCCGGGGCCTCCGGACACCGCTAGAGCAGACAGGTTGTATTTTTACACTAAGTGGAGATAAGAGCTATATTATTACTAGAAGTTTTATTGGGCGGACGTGACCAATTTTCAAAATTTAGCCAGAGTACCAGGTCAAATAGAAAAAGGATTGGTAACCGCTTCCGAGCTTGTAACAAGTCCTGTACTTAGACGTAATATAACAACATTTTTACAGGCGTTACCTCATATGTTAATGCCTGCTGCTGAGAATCCTGCCACCTACAGGCAAGGAAGTCTCTTTACTAAACCTAAAGCAGGCAACGCTTTAGGCAACACTCAAAACTTTACTGGAAACAGAACACCTTTTATTCGTAGTGAAGAAATAGTCCCTCCGGCTCGTCTTCGGGTTTCTGTCGGCGGTACTCGTCCCGCCCGACCCGAAGGGCAGAGGCAGATGGAAATTTTTCAAGATATTCCTCTTGCCCGTCCAGGTACAATTAAACGAGCTCCTGAAACTCTACGACCAGCTCCTGAGCCTCAGTTTTCCTTTCCTCGCCGCCAACTTCCAGCTTCTTTAGAAACTTTTAGCCAACTGCAAGCCAGAGATCCTGGTACAGCCTCCTCGATGCTTCAGTTAGCAGATCGAGCTTCAAGTTACTACGGAGTTCCTCGTGAAGAAGTCCTCCGTGGGATGATGGGTGGAGAAGGTACTAATTATCTTGCTCGTCTTGAAGGAGCAGGTCCTGGGGCACTTGTTCGGTCTCCTGAAGCTGCTATTGCACAACAAGATTTGCGTTCATTGTCTTCCCGTTTTGGTGGCGGAAACGGAGAAGTGCCTCCGACTACGGCAGCAAACGTTCCAGGTGGACGTTTAATGCAGTCTCCTGGCGGAGAGCTAGCCAATAAAAATGTTCTTATACCCGATAACAATTTTTATATCGATGTTGAATCACGAACAGTGTCTCCGGATCTTCTTAATGCTGTTGGCGGCGTACGGACAGGTAATTTAGGAGCCTTGGCGGCTGTACTTGGTGGTGGAGCTGCCGCAGGTCTTGCCGTTGGTTCTCGGTTTAACCAGGGTGAACCTTCGCTGGGTGAAACTACAACGGCAGCCCCTCCTGAGCCCAATGTTCCGGCTTCCAAGACATCGGTTTATGACGATCGTCTGTATTCCACGCCTCTACCCGAAAATTATCGCGAGGACTCTTCCTATTTAGATCCTTCAGCGGGTCCTGTCAAGATTATGGGAGGTGGCGCACGAGACAGTGCCGTTCGTGAGCAAATACAACAGTATGCGCGTGGGCAAGGAACGCAAGACACCAGAGCTTCTAAGCCCTCAGCACTCCAAGCTCAATACGCACAAGAAAGTCTTAAAGCTCGGGCTAATATCGGTGAGATCATCAATGAGCTTGGGTACAATGCGCCTGATAAAGCTCCTCTAAGGCAATGGGCTGTTCAAAATCCTGCGCTTGCAATGCGGTTGTTTGAACAACAACAGGCTACTGCTGCTAAAGCCAGCAATCTTCAACTTCGTGACTCTTTCCCGTCTCCTAGTGATTTAGCACCGGCTGATGTAAGTCAGCAGTCTTTAGGTAATGTTCAAGGCTCGATGATAAACGCATCTTTAGGTTCTAATTTAGCCAATAATGCTACAGCAAATAGTCATTTTAAGGCTGAATCCGCTGTTGCCCCTTCTCAAGGTGCTGACGAACTAACCAACGCCACGCAACCTATGGAGCAACCGACTCTTATGACGGATCGTCAGTATATGGATCAAGCTCCTGCTAGGGAGTACGACACCGCTAAGATTTCTGACGCTATGTTGCGTCGTGCCATGGAGCTTAAACTGGGTCAGTTCCAAACAAGCTCGATTATTGGAGGCTGATCATGTCGCTCTCTTCTTTCAATATGTCCGACGTGGATATGACCGGGTATGATCCCTACGGAAAGGGTATACCTGGTCTTGATACCTCTGCGTACTCCATGGATGCGATCCAATCCAACCCTCAAAAAGGTTTTGGTTTTTCTGATATTGCCAAAATTCTTGGGATTGGTGCTGGTATAGCAGGGGATGTTTTAACAGGTACTCCAAAATTTTCTCGTCTTGCTGGGGCCCGTTTGGCTGATTACTTTAATACATCCGACCCCAATAAAACATCAGATTTGTTTGGGTTTGATGATAGCAGCAAGTCTACTTCGGACGTTACACGTCTCATTAAAGCGATTACCAATAATTATTCCAGCTATAGTAGGGGAACAGCAAATCCGTTCGGTTAAACAGGAGACTTAAATGGCAAGTACTAGTACTAATAAATCACCTTGCCTTATTGACCGTCCTTTTCTGCGTGGGGCACGGATCAGTAACGGAACTACTGTTGTCAGTCCCACAAACCCCGCCTTTAGTGATCTCGTTCAATTAGTACGTGTGGGGGATTTACCCACAGAAGATGCTGGTCTTGTTGAAGATATTTTTGTTGTTAGTAATGAAGGGTATCCAAACCGCAGCGGTATTCGTACATGCGCGCTCGGGTTCTATGTGTACGCCCCTAACCAAGCTTCGCCTTCAACATCTACTGCACTATTAATTTCTAAAGTTGAAGTCGGTCTCAGTGGCGGCACTGAAGGCATGATTCAACATTTAGAGTTGCCTGCTGTCTTGGCGCCTGTTCCCTCCGTGGGCGATACTAATTTACTCCGTCCCATTGAAACAGGGAAGGGCGAAGGGCTTTATCTTGAGAAAGGTTACATACTTTGTGCTGGTTATCTTGGGAACGGACCTTCCTCTGTGTCTGGTGGCTTAAGTCCTTCTGGTATTACTATCTGGGCTCAGGGTGGCTTCTATTAAGTCGTGTCCCGTAAAAAAGGATCAGATAACTTTAATTTTAAAAACAAAATAGGAATAGAGTCTGTCAAGCCAGTAGGGTCTATTAAAGGTTCTGACGACCCTAATCAGCTTCTGAGACCTTTACCTTTTGAGAGAAGGTTTAGGCCCGCTGTAGGCACAAAAGACTTTGGTATTCTTAGCGATTATAACTACGCCTCCGTTTGGTCTCGTTGGCGTCGTGGTTATGAGCTTAGTATGTACACCCAGGGTGCTAATAGCGGTTTAGTCTATTCTTCATTTAAATATTACGTATCAGGCACTGCCGGAGTTGGCGGGTACATCCCTGGAATATTTTTTGTCTACCCCACCACTCGTGCAGACACCCGAATGCACATGGTTGGTATTCGGCCCAGGGATACATTTAACTTTCTTGACTTTGGTATTTCTGTTGCAGAAGTAACTCTTTACGATGAAACAACATACGCTGTAAAGCTTAGTCAAAATTTTGGATCACCTATCTCATACTTCCACGGGGAAGTTTTATCAAATAGGTTTAATTCAGATGGTACTTCAAAAACCTATGGTTATAACAATTACACAGTAATCGGTGTTGGTACGGATGGAGTCATAGTAGAGCCAAGTATAAATCCAATATTTAATACCTTGTTTTTGTCCGTAGCTGCAAACACAAGTTGGACCGTGGTTGATGCAAATACTATGGCTGTTCCGGCCACTGGGCCTCCTGCTATCGGAGAATTTTTAACAACAGAAATTCGCGTACAATGTTCGTGCCAAGATTTTCTTAATAGAGAAGGATTTAATTTATACGACACTTCAATAAAACAACGATATCCGTTTACCCGAGTACAGAATATTGATGCAGGTTATTATGATGCAGGGTCTTCTGCGGATACTCGTGTTTCCACTTCTAGCGACTACCCCGGATACGCAAGAACTTTTGGTTTTATTTATCTTAATGAAATTTATAACCTTGCTACGTATTCCGATACTGCTCTATATTCAGATCCGCAACTCTTTTACTTCCAACCTAAATGGTGCAAACACATTTATGCAGCTTTTTGGGATTTATACAGAAAATATGGTTTAGAAGGATCCACATCATATTATCTACCTCAACCTAATGATGAACCTATGAATGAGTATTATCGAGAAAAATTTGAAAAAGATCTAATTAAACAAACAGATTTTCTTAAACGAAATAAAGATTTCGCGTGGTGGCAAAAATACAGCCCTACTTTGAGCGATTTGCCTAGGCGCCTGTTGTATTCCGATACATACAATATGGTTGCTAAAACTTTGAATTTTGGGCAATTAGAAGATCTTACAGAGTTGCAAGATACTAATTTTCAAATGTATACGATAGATCAGTTTGACCCATTGAATCCAGCTGGGTTACCTCAAGACACGTATGACGGCGGAACTTATGCTAACGGGGAATTGGTTATTCAGCCAACTACAATTTTAGACGGGGGCTTGTATAGTAATGGGGAGCTAATACCTCCTGCTACCTACCCTGCATTTATAAACGGAGGCACTTACTAGTATGACATCCACTCCCGTAATTTCCCTACTAAAACGTTCAGGGAACTCATCCGATAGACCTAGCGGTACTGTTGTAGTTAACGGTGAGCTTGCACTAAGTTTTGGTGCGGCTGATCCCGGTTTGTACTTTGAGGATTCTGCTGGCGGTATACGCAAACTAGGTCCTCCCGGATACGGTACGACCGCACCTAACTCCACTCCAGTTGGTCTTCCGGGTAATTCCCGAGGTGAACTGTGGGTAGATTCCAACAGTTCGGCGTATTACTTAAAAGTTTGGACCGGTTCCGCGTGGCAAAAGATCTATGCCAGTTTTGCTGACACAGCGGAACATGCAAATACAGCAAATTCTTGTATTATCGCTAGCGGCACCATAAGCTCTTTTGCGGATACAGCTTTACTGGCCAGTGGAGCGATATTAGCCAGCGGTGTTGTGACTGCTGTCGGTAAGGCTGTGGCAGCTGTTGTTACTAGCGGGTTACCTGCCCCTTTGACGTACCCTTCAGGTTCTTTGGTTTATCAAACCCAAAGTTCTGGAACAGCTCCAAGCGGATTGTATATCCGAGTACTTAATGGATGGGCCTTTACTTAGACCGCAACGTGGCTTTAAGCATCCAAGCAGCTTTAAACATAGCTCCAGCAACGTCTGCCAAATAATTTTGAACATCAACGGCTTCTATGTCTTCTGCGTACTTAGAAACAGTCTTGGCTTGCATACCAGCATCGTCTATGTTCTTTAAATAAGTAGTAAGCATATTCCTAGTGTCGTAATCTTTTACGTGTTTAAAACTTTTGTGTGCTTGCAGTAAACATTTCTGGCACAAGGGAACTAGATAATCCAAACTACGTACAAATTCACCTATAGTGTCAAACTGCGTAATGTGAGCTTCATACTGATCTTTTAAAAATGCGTGAAGCGGGAAGAACAAAGGTCCTTCTATGTTTAAGTGAATTAAATGTGCTTGAGCATATAGTTGATGAAGGAAAGAGGCATAGTCAATTAAATTTTCAACTAGACCTTGTACGGTCTTGCCGCTTTCCTCCATTTGTTGAACAATAACTGGCTCGGACTCCGTAGCAACCGTGGGAGAAAATTGATTCATGGTAAAAGAGTCCGAGTAAGTCATATCAAAGCGAGCAGGAGCTACTAGCCTCGATGTTCTGCTCCTCTATGCTAGCTTCCTCATCGGCAACCCGGAGAAAATTTTGCAAAGCTTCTTTATCCACGCGGAAGAGAGACTTTGCTCCGTTTGGTTGGAGGTTGATATAAAGGGACTTAGGCCAACCACCAGGCTGATTTCCCTCAGACAACGCAATACGCTTGCGCACGAATCCACTAGAGCAGTTAAGTAATTTCGCCGTTTCGGCAATCGTCAAAAGAGTTTTCGGTTCCATCTACCAGGTATGGCGGAGATTGTAGGCAAACATATGCTAGCTATAGTTTTTATGAGCGCAATACACTTAAGCACAACTCACTTCTTCTTTAGATTTCCAATAAATTAATTTTTAATATTTTATAATTCTGTAAATGCTTACTACTTATGTGCGTATAGTGAACTGTATGTAAACGTATTGCTGGGTTTACTTACTGGCTACAATGGGGGCAGCTGTAGTAAACCGGTGGGAGTTCAGTACCAGGACGATCCAAGCAATTTACAGTGCGGACTTACGTTGGAAGATGACTTTACTTTAACTAGAATTAGGAACAAGGCCCACTCCTTGCAAAACAAGGACCGTGACCAGTTTCTGTGGACTATTGTGTACCGCCTGATCTGCCGCGAACGAGCTTATCGTGCTGTGATGGACGAGGTAGGCATTTCCGTGGACACTAACGTAGCTCTATTTGAGGATGACAATGCCCTCTCCGATAACTGATCCCAACGCCCGCAAGTGGCTGGACGCTATTGCGTACGCCGAAGGAACTGACCGTAACCTGACGGGAGATAACGGCTACAACGTTATTTTTGGCGGCGGTACTTTTAAAAATTTGAGTCGTCACCCAGATCGAGTTATTTCCGGTGGGGGATACTCCAGTGCGGCAGCTGGCAGGTATCAGTTTATGCCTGATACTTGGAAAGGTACAGCAGCAAAACTGGGACTTAAAGATTTCGGACCAGCGGCTCAAGATTTAGCGGCGGTCCAACTTATGAAGCAGCGTGGTGTCGATCCATATTCTGCGCCGTTTAACCCTCAAAACATTGCCAAATTAGCTCCCGAGTGGGCTTCGCTACCTACTTTGGCTGGTAAAAGTTACTACGGTCAACCCGTAGTGTCTTTTGAAAAAATTCAAAAAGCTGTTGAAGCTTCTCGTTATAACTTTCCTAGACAAGGTGAGGTTAGTCGTTTTGCTGGAGGCCAAACAACAAGTGAAGTTCCGGGACAATTTAAACTTCCTGATTTCAATTTAAATGGACGAATTGAACAAGCCCTTGTAGGAAATATTTTAAACAGCGCTATGTCCCCTGCGGGAAATGATCAATCTCTATATAACGCAATTGCTCTTAATTACGCTGCCGCAGAATTAGCTAACAGTGAAAATCCTGACGATCAGGTTAAAGCAGAGGAATATCAATCTAAAGCAATGAGCGCAATGCTCTCCTCGTCTCCTGCTGGGCTCAGTCCCACAGATATCTTAAATACTGTTGCTAAACTAAAGCAACAAGAAGCGGGATATAACGAAAATGCTTCTCAGCTTGAAGCATTTATTAATAGCGTTCGTGGGACGCAAGGGGCTCAGCAAGCCATTCAGAATGCTCAAACCGCAGCAAAACCGACACAAGGTGTTGCCTACACAGGAGTCTCTATAACAAACCCGAACGATACTGGCGGGAAAGGTATGGAGTTTGGTATTGAGGGAGGTAATAGAGGAGCTAAGTTTGTGTCCCCTTTTCAAGCAGAAGTTTTAAAAGTAACTAAAGACCCTAGAGAATTTAACTTAGAGAAAGGAGCTACCGCTCGTGGTTATGGAAATAATGTTGAGCTTAGATTTAAAACACCTGAAGGAAAAGTAGTAGATACCTTGGTTGCTCATTTCGATCAACTAAATCCTAATATTAAGCCAGGCGATATAGTAAATCCGGGTACATATCTAGGAACTCAAGGTCGGACTGGATCCACCACTGGGGCTCATATCTCTATGGATTTCTTTAATCCTGGTTCTACTTCAGCAGACGCAGAGGTCATGAAGATTAAAGATTTTATTCGTGATAGAATTGGGAAAGGTCTTCCGGTTTTCGGATAATGGCATCTAAAGGGTTAGCTCAAAATGTTGCAGCTATTGCTGGATTAAATCAAATCGGAGCTAATACAGCTGTTGCGCAACAAAGTACACTTGGTTATCAACAGCAACAGGCAGATCTTTTAAATGCAATTAAAAATTTATCGGGCCTCACTACACCTCAAAGTCTTGCCGAGTATCGTAAAAATTTTGGAACAGTTATAACTGGAGTAACTGAAGCATATCAAAAACGATTGGCTGGTTTTACACCGGGTTTATTAGCCTCACCTTCCTTTACAGGAATGAATACAGCCATAAGTAATCAAATGGCAGACTATGGTACAAGAGTACTGAGTGATTTTGGTACTGTTGGTGCTCAAGTACAAAAAGCTGGATCTAAAGCTTCTCAAAATCTTGGAAGTATTTCACAAAAGTATATGCAACAAACCAATCAAGCAGGCGCTGCTGGAGTTAAAACTACTGCAGATTTGTCTAACAAATATATTCAAAATCTTCAAGGAATGGGGTCAGCTGGTGTTTCTTCATTAGGCAGCACCAGTGAGCGTGGTGCTACTAGGTTGTACGGTACTTTGGCTGCTCCTATATCAGCGTTCCAAAGTATTAAAGGTGATTCCGCATTTTCAAATTTGGCCAATCCTGCGTTTATGCAGTTAGCTGCTAAACCTCCCACGGTTACTTCTGATGTAGGGTCTATGGCAAGTCTTTATAAATATAATGTTTAATCGGCATATTCGACCTTCTCTTCACGAAAGTCGAGTTTCGTATCAAATAGATAAACCCTCTTATAAACACGAAAAACGACTTGATCGTTATTTTCCAATGCGTTTAGCGGGAGAAATCTGGGGAGAGACTGACGAATCAAGAAAAAAAGAGCTTGATCGTATCAATTTAAGAAGCTCGTCCATGCAAGCTCCTGTTGGACTTGGTTTTGGCGTGGGTGATAACTTTGGACCGGATGAGAGTTATGGTTCTCCTGAATACCTCAGCAGTACACCCGACCGATATTACTAAATAATCCATAAAATTCTTCAATACGTTTTCTAGGGTTGTGCATCTTAGGAAAGTACAAAATAAAACCAAAGCATTTTGCATTGGTTAGTTTAGGCAACCCCGGTTCGTCTATATGAAGTTCTGGTCGTTGACTTAGTATGCACAAAGGCATATCTATATCCAGTTTTTGAGTCACTAATAAAGCTACTTCTGTCGAAGTTAAAAAAACAAGACCTTCGTCGAACTCATTTTTCCTGTATCGACGTAAACAATCCTCAAGCCATACTCGCTGAGCGGACTTTACGAATCTTTTGTTCCTGCGAAAAAGTCTATGGTCTTTGGGTTGCTCATGCCCAAACAAAAAATCCCGTGGGGGGTACAAGTATATGTTTTTAGCTTTCCAAACTTGATTAAGTCCATTATTTTCGTGCGTAAAGTATTTGTCTGCGCACACCAATTGATTTGCGTGTTCGCTTGATGCCGGATCTAATTCAATTTGACCGTCAAAAAAAGAAGTGGCTGTTCCAACAACCTCAGGAGGCGAAACAAAATCGACATTAGCTAACGGCATCTACCAAATGCTCAATCCTTTCGTCGATAGAGTCTAAATCGATTTGGTGTGCAGTCAGGCCACTATAACTAGCCATAACAATCACGGGATTCTTCTTAACATCTTCTTTTTGTACCAAATTCATGAGTTTTTTAAGAAATTCTGCCATTGGAGCATCGCACAACTCTTCTGCCCGAGCTACATCCGTTTGAATGTCTTTCAAAGTCATATATTGACTCTGACTCGGCTTGCTTGGGTTAAAAAACAAAGCCCCATCGCCCTTTGCTGCCGCAAACTCAGCACTTAGCGTGACAATATCACTCAACAAGAGCTTCATTGTGCTCTTGGCTACACGATTTTTGATCTCGTCTGTTCCGAAAATGGTAGCAGCGAGTTTTTTAGCTGTTTTTCCTAGGTTAAGCATCGTAGTTCTGAAAAGAATTCCAGGCGTCTGCTAGGACTTTAGCAGAGTCATACAAGAAATTGCTGGTGTTAGTTTCCGTAGGATCAAGTTTGCAATAATGACGCCCCTCGACCAAACCAGACTTGCCTTTAGACGTTATTCCTTGATACACCAATTTATCTATGGAAACAGAGTTAAGTCCCAAACGTTCTGCCAAAGCTTTTTTGCTTATGAACGCCGTGGTTACATTACCCGATTTGGTGTTTGCTAATACCTGTAAAGATGTATCTATACTTCGCAATACTGCGACGGCTTCTTTGATTGGAAGTGTGATTGTTTCTTTAAATTCAAACATGATGTTTAAATAGGTGTAGGAGGTGCCTTTGCCCCTGGCGCCAGGCACAAAAGATCAGTTGCCGCGAACCCGAAAAGGCTAAAAGTGTTCGCCCTCCTACGTTACCGCCTCTTGGCCTTTCTTACAAGTGACGGCAAACACAGCTTACAGGAGATTCTCCAACTGGGTCACGAAATCCTTAGGTTCTTCAATAAGCAAACCTATGAGTTTGGTTATCTTGTCGTTAAGAACCGAAGGAGATGCTTCCCGTTCGTTCAGCAAAAGCCAGTAGCTGTAAGCATTTAGCAGGTACAGGTGAGTCTGCTTGGCCCGCAATGCCTGGGCTTTCCACTTCTCAAACTCAAAGGAGGACCCGTGGCGACTGCTGCCAGTCTTAAGCTCCAGTTCACGGATCTCGACCTGCAAATCAATATCTTGAATTGTGTACTGTAACGCCGAGATCTTAGCCTGACACTCCAATATAGAAGTCGGTTCAGGGTTATCTGTGTACAACCAAGAAGGTAGGTTGTCGATAACGTAACGTTCGTTCCAAAGATTTACTTTAACTTCCGGAAAGCTCATCGTATTTAAGCAAGGTTTTTATGAAGTCCAGGTAGTGTCCATTTATAACATAGAGCGTGTGGGATTCAAAGTCAGTTCTAATCACAAGTTTGCAATTTTGAAGTTCTTTGAGATCTTTAAAAACTCTAGTCTTAGGAAACCTCAATGATGTAATCAGTTCGCTAGCGGACATTACCCGCTCGTACACTAGCACACACAACAGGTCTGCGTTTTTAATAACAAGCTTGCTGACTTCCTTAGCTTGTCTATCGTGCGCATACTCAATAAAACTCCGTACTTTACCTCTATAAGTTCCTGTAGAGTCTTGCTTGATATACCTTTTTGTAGCCATAGTGAGGCATCCTGTACCATAGGGTCTGTGACTTTAGCTGCCGGACTAGAAGCTATCTGGCAGTGTAGCGGGTTTACACAATGCGCGTCAGAGCACGTAGATACAATATTTTCCTTTGAACTGAGTTCTACACCATGAAAAGAACTGTAGATGTATCTACGAGGCCGAGTGGCCAACTTTGATTCTGGGTCCATAAAACGGGTAATGTTTTTCGGTAAATGTAAATGTTCACGGAACGTGAAGTTTGTTTTATTCTGAGAAAGCCAAGCATCGACCCGCTGAGCAACGGTGCGAGCGGCCTTCAGCTCGTCCAAACATGTCTGACAAGCAAACAGACCCTGGACCGGATGGACCCTGCTCAGGTCTGCTGTAGCCAGCACTAAAGGCTCGCTCCGGCTGCATTTGCAGTGCAGCGTGGAAGTTTTGGACTGCTCGACTACCCGGAACGAGTCTAAGTCGTATTCTTTTGAGACTGGCCCTTCAATAGGGTCGGTAGGCGAGCGGCAGAGCAAGCCAAATATAAATATATAGGGATCTTGGTACACGGAGGATATGAAGTGATATACGCCTTACCATAGCATAGGGTGTCTAGGTTGTACCTGGTAAACCAACTCTTTTTTTACTATCGGAACCTTGGTCCGAATTGCGGGTTGTCTGAGCTATTTAAATTGTTGCGTAATTGAGTGCTGAGTCTATTTAATATGTATACTATATTAATTTTTTAAATTATTTAAAATACTCAACTTATACGCAATTTACGACTCATTCTGGTTCTCCAAGCACTTTTTTTGGTTTACCTGCTTCCAAAACCATCGTGGGTAGGCTATAATTTAGCCCTTTTTCAAGTTCTGTGTTAGTATATAAGTAGTTCAACCAGCCTAGAGGTCTCTATGGGTGTAGAATTACCTGTGCTTCCCGTTAAGCAGGAACTTCCAGATGTAAGTTTTTGGCAAGAGTGCCGAAAGCGAGCTGCTGTCTCTAACATTCCCGCTTGGAAGATTGCTGAAGAAGGGTTTTTGCATCCGACCAGGCTGCCCGTCCGCACGAATTGATAAACCTCGGAATTACCGATAAACTACGTTTAAGCTAGAATCTAAGTTAGGAGGGGTTTTAGCAGTAGTTATGCCTGGTAATCCGCACGAACCTTCCCGCCATAGTTTTAATGGCCCCTCGTTCGGTGGGATAATTGGGGCGCTAACTAACTGTATCTACACAATTTCCGGCGTGGGAACAGCAACTTTTACACTTGATCCTAGCGGCTATCCCAGTAATTTTACAGGGGTTGTTCGAGCTATTGAAGATCTTAATTTAACTTTATCGGGTGTTTCAACTCAAGCATCTGCTGTTGTTTCTGGTTTGGTCGGCGGTTCTGGCGTTTATATAACGACAAGCGGCGGTTCTTCTGTTATCAATGTTGGCATTATTGGAGAGGGAAGTACAAGTGTTGTTTATAGCGGTAGTCGCGTTGCAGTTTCTGGTCAGATAGTAAGCCCCACGATAATCTCGGGATCCCCTGGGTCCAATTATAATCCGGGCACCCTTTGGTACGACACCAACGAAGGTCGCCTTTTTGTTTATGCCAGCGGTAACGGGATCAGTGATCCCGCTTGGTATCAGACAAACGCTGAAGCTTTGGCGCTTAAGTCAGACCTCCCACCTTCCGGCGCAGGTTACAATGCCCCGCCGCGTGATGGCAGCCTGTGGTTCAATAACTTAGTCGGCAACTTGTTTGTCTACGATGCCACCAGCAGCGGTTGGTATGAAACCGGACCCTCTCGCGGCGCAGCTTATGGTGTTGCAGCTCCTGCTCCAGGACAACAAGGCGGACTCTGGTACGATTCCGGTGCCGGTTCACTGCGTGTCTGGAATGGCACAGCCTGGGTTTAGTGGTATAATCTGATGGCAACTAAGAACAAATCAATGGCTAAGGGACAAGAAAACAAAATTTCATCTAAACCAAAGCGCACCAAGCAAGGTCAAGGGCTTCACTCCAAAGCAAGCCATGGACGTAAAAAGACCCGTGGGCAAGGTCGAGGCTAAAATGCAAGTAGTTACCGTGTAAAGATGGCAATTGTAAGTTTTCGTGCAGCAACAGCCATTACTGCCGGTCAACCTGTTACGGTAGCGTCCGGGGGAACTATCTATCCTTCGTCTGCTGCCAACGCTGTTAATGCTCGTTGCGTCGGAATTGCTCTAGACACAGTAGCTGCCGGTGATCTAACTCGTGTAGATAAAGACAAAATTCAATATATTTTTACAGGACAAACTGCTGGGTCTGTGCCTTACTTATCAATAACTTCCGGGACTATTCAACCTACTTATACGGCATTCCAAACTGAAGTAAACGCTTCCGCATTTTCGGCGGTGTATTGCGTTACGTTGGGTCGTGCTGTTTCGTCGTCTGGTATAAATATCGAGGTTAGTCGGCCTAGTCTGGTTTATACACCTGTTTAGGACTTAGGCGTCAATAAGTGGTAAGATTAAAGTAGAACTTTGTGTTTAAGAGGTCATGGCGGACAGGGCCATCTTTAACCGTAAATATACAAGTTTTTCTTCAGCAGGAACCGAAGTTTGGCTGATTAACGGTGCTGGTGTAACTACAACAGCTTCGGCCACGCAGTCTTTTACAGCAGGAGCCAATTTAATCCAAGGTGTTGTTGTTTATGTTAGCGGAACTCAAGTTTTTCCTGCTAGTGCCATCAGTGGTGTTGCCGCTTTTAACTATGGCGCTATTGGCATAACTTCCGCTTCTGCCGGTGTAACTTCAGGTATTGCGGTGAATCTTGATGACGTTGCTGTTGTCAGTGCCGCAAACATAACTGCCGAATCTTCATTGATTCCCGGCGAGTACTACTACTTATCTAAGTACACTGGGCAACTCACTCGGTACACAACTGCTTCCGGTTCGATTACCGCTTCCGGTACCGACAATTATCAAGCACTTGTTGGGCTCGGCGTGGCTTTAAGTACGACTGAGCTTGAAGTTGAAATCAAACCCCCGACTTTATTGTGTTAGATCATTTAATATTTAAACACAGGAGCTTAACTGATGCCTAATCTGCTTGATACTTTTTTAAAAAAAGTTCGTAATGAAAGTGAATATGTTAGACGTACTGTAGGTAAAGGGGACCTTCCTTATAGAGATACTCTTAAAGATACTTTTAGAGATACTTTGCCTGCCGCAGTGTTTCCTTTCTATTTACAAAACATTCCCAGAGCTGCATACCATCTTCTAGAAAATCGTCTTAGCCCTCCTGTAGACGTAAAACCGCTGATAGATAAATTTAATGAAAAAATAGCACCTAGAACTGTCCCCTTTAATCCGGTAATTCCGCCGGATAAAACTGGACAAGGTGGGCGTAATTTAGATGATCTTCCTCTAGATTTGTATAAAGATTATATAGACAAAATTTTAAAGGGACCACGCGAAGCATACTACGGAACTACCCGTTCTGATATAACCGGCGGTTTTGTGCGTGTTACTCCGCAAGCCGTAGAATCTAATCGTTTGTTATATAATCCTACGACCGTAGGTCATGAGTTTGGTCACGCTGTGTATAGAAATACACCTGAAGGGTTAAGAGATATCAGTTTAAGATTTAGGAGTGGAGGTTCTAAAGAAGGAAACATACCAGCACTCGTTGGTTTTAATCCTGCGACTAATCAAGATAGAAGTCTTATACAAGCAGGTGTAGAAGGTTTACTTACAACTTTTTTAGATCCTCGTGTGCAAGCAACCGCTCGTGACGAGTCTATGGCAAATGTAGAGGGTCGGAAATTAGCAAAGTCAGCCGGTACTCCTTGGAGTATGACAGACCAACTTTTATCTAGATCAACTTATTATGGACATTCAGCAGGTAAAGGCTTTGCGGAAGGGGTAGTAGGTGAATTAGCAAATAGAGCTGCTGTCCAGGCATCTAAATTCTTAGCAGATTATATTGTTGACCCCGTGGGCAGATCATTAAGAGGAGGAGATGACACCGAAGCAGAGCATGCTTTAAGGCAGTATGGGTACACTCCTGAAAAATATAGATTAACTAGAGATGGGTTTAATTCTATTGATGTAGAATCTAAGTAAATCGGATATGATTACTTTATTGTTTAAGTTAATAATTCCTAGTGTGATTCTGTTGTATTAATGGCTGATGAGATTGCTAAAAAAAGAGATCCTGAGAAGTGGGCTCGTGCTAAGGCTAGAGCGCGAGCAAAATTAGGAGGCCATAGCGCACGGGCCATGCAGCTAGCAACTAAATATTATAAAGATGCGGGCGGGACTTATTCAGGCAAAAAATCTTCATCCAATCGCCTTAGCCGTTGGACCAAAGAAGATTGGCAAACAAAGGAAGAATATGAAAAAAATAAATAACAAACGTAACGATCTAATTTAAAATGACTGATCTAGCCCGCGAAAAAGGTAGAACTGAACGGTACTTGCCCCGCTCCGCTTGGGCTGCTTTAACTCCAGGAGAACGTCAGGCAACTGATGAAGCCAAAAAATTAGCGACATCCGGCAATAAACCTGTGGGAACTCGTGTGCCTAACACCGATAAAGCTCGGGAAGCTCGTAGGAAAGCTTCGGAGTACATAAGGCGAAAATCAAAAACGTAGTACTTTGGTTTTTATTAGTGTCGAAGCGGAGTAAACTGAAAATGATGCTCCTACTCTTTTGACTTCGGGCGCTATACTGTATTTAGCATCTCAGAACCATGGCTGCTCGTAAACCACTGGTTATTGTTAGCGGGTTATTTTCAGAGCTACCCGCTGGTGATACTGCGGTAGTTCTTGCAGCTGCTCCTAGTGGTCTTATCTACGTATGGTCTTCGCTAGGCATTGACGGTTCAGCTCAAATTAGCGGTAACGCGGGTATATCTGCAGCTGTTATTGCACAAGCTTCCGGTAACGCAGCTTTAGTTGTTGGAGTTAACGCCTTAGCTAGCGGCAATCTTGGCGTAACGAATGCTGCTACGGAGCAAGCTTCCGGTAATGCCGCGTTAGTTGTCGGGACTACTGCTTTAGCTTCAGGTAATGCGGGTATTAGTTCGGCACTAACG